ATATGGCACAAAATGCACAGAATTCTGCAGCAAAAATGACACAAGCACTTGCCCAAAAAGGAGGTGGTGTTCCCCCTCCACTAGGATATTCAGCTTATTCACCCACACAAAGTGGTGATCAAGGAGGTGCAGGATGGTTGACAAAATCAGTAGGAACTTTAGCACAACAAACGCAAGGTTATTTAAATAATCCTATTGATGACAATACTGTACAATTTTTACAGAATTCTCCTAGTGGTTACCAAATTCATAATAGTTTGCAATCAGGGGGTCGTAAATATAAGAAAAAAGGTAAAAAATCAAAAAGTGCAAAACTATCTCTCTCTTATAAGCAAGCGCAACAACAAGCGCAACAACAAGCGCAACAGCAAGCGCAACAGCAAGCGCAACAGCAAGCGCAACAACAAGCGCAACAGCAAGCGCAACGACAAGCGCAACAACAAGCGCAACAACAAGCGCAACAGCAAGCGCAACGACAAGCGCAACAACAAGCGCAACGACAAGCGCAACAACAAGCGCAAGAGGGTGGTAACCATTGGGGTCACATTCTACACAAAGCCGCATTGCCTGCGGTATTATATGGAATGAAATACGGAGCTAAAAAAACATATTCGCGAAAAAATCGTAAATAAATATTTTTATTTGGCTAAAAAACGACGAATTTGAAAAGCGTATTTTTCACGAAGAAGGTTGTTTTCCATATCATTGTACTTTGAATGCAATTCTTTGTCAATTTCTCTCTTTGCACCAGTATCATCTTGTGGAATAATAATTTTACGTTGCATATATGTTTCTTCTGATTGATAAATATAATGTGCAATAAATGCAATATTTTTTTCCAACGGATATTTATTTTTATGGAAAGAATATGGTAATGTCATTCTTGTACCATCAATAGAAAACATACGTAATGGTTGAAACACTTCATAATAATGGGGTGTCAATACTTGTTTCACTGCACCAGGACGGACAAAAGTTTTTACGTGCTCATTCAAAACGGATTCAGATTTTGTATATGCTTCTACTAATAATTGATTTGTTGGTTCCTTTGTATGATGATTGGTTCCAAAAAGTAACCAATTGAGAGAAACGGAATCAGCAAATGTAAAACGTTGTAACATTGTTTTAACACTACAAGGTTCTTGCATATACAAGTATTCATCAGCATCCAAATAAATAAACCAATCCATTTTCATAGAAGAGGCAATCAGTGCAGCTTTTCTCATCAAAGGTAATTTAGGCGGTATCGATAAATCACAACGTTCTACAAAAACACGTTTATCAAAATTTTGAAAGAGATCCTTGATAGGGACGATTGATTTATGGTCAAAAATATATATACAAGAAAATCCGAGTAAAAGATGATGTGCAGCCCATTCTCGAATACGTCTCTCGTTTCGTGCATTTGTAAATATCATGACTCTTTCTATGGGTTTGTTTCGGTCAATCCGCTTTTCAGTATTTTGTGTATTTCCTAAAAAATATTGTTTCATGTATACTATGAAACAATAATAAATATATGTAAAACAACTGTAAAAAAAGTATAATGATATTTTATGAATAATGATAAACAAGTATTTGATGTTACTGTTCAAAAATGGATTTCCATTGATAATCAAATCAAAACAGTATGGGAAAATTTGAAAGAATTACGAGAAAAAAGAGCACATATATCAGAACAAATGGTTTCTTATATGAAAGACAATAAAAATGCAACTCATACAACAAGCGATGGAAAAATAAAATTCACTCATACTAAAGTATATTCACCATTGACATTTCAATATATTGAACAATCTTTGCGAGAAATTATACATAATGATGATCAGGTGAAAAAAATAATACATCATTTGAAAAACAATCGAAATGAAAAAATAGTTTCTGAAATCAAACGCATCAGTTAGAATAGAGACGTATAATTTTGAAAATATAAATATATAATATATACATTATGGAAATAAGTGGAACGTGTTATATTGCACCAGAAGATATGGTTTATTATAAAGATACCAAACATAATAAAATAATGAGTTGCGGGTTTGAAGTATCTTCTCTCTTGATGAAAAAGGGATTACCTCTGTTTCCTCTACAACAGACAAGTAAGAGAGAAGATAAACCTACTTCTCTCTTTGAAAATTTAGCGGTTCCCGCCGGTCTTCTTTTTCACAAACATAAACCTCAACAAGAATCCTTTTTGTATAATGAAAACGACGATGAAGAAGAAAAACCGGTTATAGGAGAAGATATATACAATAAATTATTACAACGAATGGAACTCAATCATACAAAAAAATCAAAAAGAGCAAAACTACATGGTAGTAGAAAAACAAAAAAACGAGATTTACACTAGACTTTATTCCAAGAATTATAATTAAAAGGTGATACCAAAATATCATTCAATCTCTCTTTCCAATAATCCACACGTTTGTCCATCCAAATATCCTTTTCTGTTACAGGATACGGACTAGTCGTTTCCATTAGTTCTTGTTCCTCTTTTGTCATAGGTGGCTTTTTACCATAACAATTCACACCAAATTTAATAGCTGGATTGGCTATATATCCTCCATTTACACCAGGTCGCCCACAATCGTGTTCGTGTCCTGGAATGGTTTGTAGTGTGTCGTATGTCTTTTTCTGTGTAGGAAACAATGCAATTTGATCTTCTGACCATCCATAATTACACCATTCTGCACCTTTGTTATAAGCTTGTTCCATTTCAGAATAGGTCGCTAAACGTGCATCATAAGCGCTACATAAACTTTTAGCATCGGCGTAATTATAATAATTACCAGGGATATTAAAGACTTGCGTTTCATCTGATGATGGCGGTGATGCAACAGGAGGGGATGGGGTGGGTGAAGGTTCTTTATTGACATATACATCCACTTCGGGTGTAGAAGTAAAAATATTTTTCAAAGAGGCACTGATATCATAACCGTACATATATTTCCATCCTTTGACAAAAAATAAAACAAAACAAATCAAAAGAATAACAACAATAAATATCGTTGTTGAAAAAGAAGATTCAGAAGAGACCGGAGTAGAATTTGTAAAAGATGAAACGAGAGACGACGATGACTCATCCGAAGAAGTAGATGTTTTTCCTAAATACATAAATACAACAATATAAGCAACGACAACGAGTCCAATAATTATAAGAACGATTGGATTTATCTTGCTTATTACATATTGATTTATATTATCATACATGGAATCATTTGGTGGTGGTGATACTTTGTTATCCATATATATATATTAAAGCTTTGTTTTTTTTCTATAGAAGAAACAATAGGCTTTTGATGTCACAATCTGTTCTTGTGTTACTTGTGTCACATTTGTATCATTGAAATGATACCAGTTCCCATTTGCATTCTTTACAAAAGCAGTATAGTGTCCACCATATGTTGTTCCAGAATGATTACAAACACCATATAAATCATATATATAGGACTCTTTTTTATATCCTATAACATAGCTCGATAAATTCATATCTGTCAAAGGAAAATCTACGAGTATTTGATTTTTGTTATAAATATTGTTTGCATTGTTGCGTTTTAAATCCATTACCAAAATAGTCGGTAAACTCCAAAATGATATCTTTTTATGAACGTTTTCCTTTTGTTTAGTTGTATCGTTGTACCAAGCATTTTCATCTCTTAAGATTTCTCCTTGTACATATAAATCAAAACAATCCTTTAATGTGGGAGATTTATTGTTTGTTGGAATAGATAAATTAATCATTAAAAAAGGTTCAGGGTTTCTTGACAAGACTGTATTGTTAGATCCGAGAGAAACAATTTCAGATATATGAATTCCAAAAAAAAGATTCCAAATCTCTGAATATTCTTTTGTATACATTTTTTGTATAGTAGTGAAACATTGTATGGCTATTTTATCGGTTTCATTTTCAGGAGACCCTTGCACTTTCATTGTTACTTCTCTCGATATCGCATTGTGAAAACAATCAATGATAAAGAGGAAAAATTCTGGCAAGTCGTTTTGCGAATATCCTGTAAAGAGTTCCATTTTTTTAATTTGTGCTATTTTTTGTATTGTCTTGACAAATTTAGAAGGGGATATGGTCGTATTTTCCTTCCACATTAATTGTCTTAATTGATCCCATTCATAAAGTAAAACAGAATCATATTTGTTTTTTAATTTTTTTAAAAAATCAGGTTTGTTTAATAAATCATTCAATTCATATGTATGTGAAAGTACTTGCATACACGAATTGATAAAACAAGTATTTCCTAAATTAGCGAGACCTGTTAATCCTTTATTTGCATATTGTGTATTCATTCTTTATATATCCTTATTGAATTTCTTTTATATTACTTGAAATATAAATTATTTATAGTAATGCATTTTCCTTTATTTTACAAAAAAAAAAAGAATTTAGATAGTATATTCTTACTATAGAATGGCTACCCATCGTTTTCAAATGAGTGAGGATGAGCGGTTTTTGTTTGATTTTTATTCACAGATTTATACGGATACTATTGATCGTATTGATCATTTGTATGATTATGCTAATTTTGTGCGAGATATATTAGACAATATAAGCAGAGTGGATAGAATACCGAGAAACAGATATAATAGACAATATGGGATAGAACCTACTTCCACAAATATGAATAGAAGTAGACGTGTTGAACCTAGTTTTACAAATATGAATAGAAGTAGACGTGTTGAACCTAGTTTCACGAATGCGAATACGAATACGAATGCGAATGCGAATGCGAATACGAATACAAATGTGAATACGAATGCAAATACGAATGCGAATGCAAATACGAATACAAATACGAATACAAATACGAATACGAATGCGAATACGAATGCGAATACGAATACAAACAATCGTAATATAAATTCTATATTTGAAGAATTTTACAATACGGTTACGATTCGACCTTCTAGAGAAGTGATAGAAACAGCAACGCGACGAATACGTTTTGATGATATTGAAACCCCATTGAACATATCGTGTCCTATTTCATTAGAACGATTTGAAAACAATAGCGAGGTACTAGAATTGTTGCCTTGTCATCATTTGTTTCAACCTACTTCTATTATGTCATGGTTTGAGAGAAATGTTCGTTGCCCTGTTTGTAGATGTGATATACGTAATTATGTTCCAACTAGTACAAATGCTAGTCCTGAACCGGTGATCCGTGAAAATCTTACCAACGATGTACAATATTTATCACAGATTACAGAACAACTTATACAACAATTGTTTCCTAATAATGATCAAAATTTAGTAACACAATATATGGAAGGTACATTTAGTTTGGATTCATCCATGAATAGAATGCAAATAGACCCATCAGGGGGATTTTTATTTTTTTCAAGAACGTACCCTTGAAATTGCGTAAATGTAAAACACAAAAAATACCTCTATTGTCTATGTTGACACGAAGCAAAAAAAAATTGAAACAAAAAAAAGGTTATATGCTATATAAAACAAACAATATGAACTACCCCATTCTAGATAACGAATCAATTCCTGAAGAAGAAGAAAATGAAAATATAAATGTATATGTCTATGACGAAGATTATCTCAGTCAATTGTATTCTACTTTTGAATCTGAAATTATATTTGTTACGAGTAGTTGCACCTATGTATTTCGTGCAACAAGTATATATTTTGTATGGATTTTCTTGCATTATGCAGCAGTTCATTTATACGCACATTGGTGTGTTCCTATAGGATGGATAGGATTTCTTACGTCTCCCTTATTGGTAGCCAGTCCTCAATGCAAAGCACTAAGATGGGCTATTTATAATGGTGGAAATTCCATTGATGTAATGTGGATCGCATTTGGTTTATGGATTGTTTCCAAGTTACACATACCTAATTACAAGTAAATATAATAGTAAAAAAATAAAAATGTTATACAAATATGTTATACACAGTACTTATTTTTTTGGAAAGAATAGTGTAATACTTTGTGTATCTTCTTTCTGATTGTCTGTGTCTCGTAAAAACTCGTCGAATAACAAGGCTTTGACTTCCTTGTTCTTCAATGCCTCTATTTTATCTGCTGCCTTGTTAGCATCAGATTCTCCTTTTTTTATCATTTCAACCTCTTTTCTGAATTTTACAATTTTGGATCGTTTTCCTTGCAATTCCCATAATTTTTCTAGGACCAAAGCCATTAATTGTTGCACAGGTTTCATAATTTGATTGCTTATATAAAACGAATAATCTATTTTAAGACCCTTTTCTATTACAAAGGCAGGAGTTTCAATACGTTCACCTTGCAGCGCTTTTTTGTCTTTGTTATAAATATAAACATACGGAATACGGTCACCAGGATTTGGTTTGTTACCAGGGTCTCTTTCTGTCATTCTGTCTGCGAGTACTTTGTGTGAAATTTGTTTTGGATTCTTGTATCCAGAACGCAATGACTTGCTTATGATAAGTTTATCCATTGTATATTTTTCTTTCACCATATTTTTCAAAGAGGTTTGTAAAAAGGTGGTTGCTTTTTCTATATTTTGTTCTTTCATCAATATATCAATAATACCACCATAAATATCCTTTACAATAGGTGCATTATCTCGTCTTTTCAATACAATACCCATCTCTTTTCGTTTGCATTTGTTTGGGTCTGTTTCATACAACATTCCTACATATCGTTTTTTGGATAATAGACAAAACGGCATAAATGTTTTTTCATATTCCAAATCGTGTGGACCTTTGAGAAATGTCGATGCCAAGTGTCCTGCCTCTTGTGCCAATTCAATTGTAATTTCCAATGCCTTTTTCCCTTTAATTCGCTCTCCTTCAGGTGTTGATAAATTAAAAGTAAAGAATACCGAATCTGTATTATGTACAATCAAATTACCAATACCCGCTGAAAAATGATGATTCGATGTTGTCAAATCATATACATATCCTTTGTAATCAATTTCTTGTATTATTTTGACTCGTTCATCATCTTCATCAAAACTAGAACGCTTTTGTACAATAATTTTACCCCCTTTTTCACTGATTTCAAATAAATGACCCATTTCAGATAAAGAATAACAATATTCAGCTGCATCTTTATGATTGTAAAAAGAACGAATCAAATAATTATATTTTGCGGGAAGCAAATTATATTCATCAAACAAAGTTTTTTTTTGGGTTACTCTCTCTTCTCCTGTTGGTAAAGGAGAGTGCAATAATGGATCTCCAATTTTTATATCACGTGGAGAAATCTCTTTTCCATTTTTGTCCAATAGCGAATGATCATCCGTCACATCTACCAATCCTATTTTCGTGAATATACGAAACATCTTTTTATGAGGTGCCAATATATGACGAATAATTCGTTTTAATGAAGTCCAACCATCTTCCGTCCACGTTTCAATCCCTTCCAATTCGCAAAATTCCTTGTCCTGTTTTCCTTCTTCTTTACAAAGGAACCAACGATTGTAACCATATTTTTCTGCCAATTCTTCCATTGTGACAAATTTAATTTTTCCGTTTGTTCTGATACACGTTGGTGTATAAGACGCCACACTGTCACCGTATATATATTCTGCTTTTGTTAATACTGGTCCATATTTTTCTGTTTGACATATCCGATTCGCATAGCATTCTTCCACAATACGTTTTGCATAAGTCAACAGAAGTCTACCTGTTGCCGTAGTCGCCGCAGCGCAATCTTTTTCATAAAAGGAACTCGTCTTGGCACCACATTGTCCATACAATGAATTGGCTGTTAGTTTGTAACCAATTTGCCTCTTATCGAGTACATTTTTCATAAATTCATCCTTTTCTTGAGGAATCAATTTACGTGTCGTCTTACGTGCAATAAGTAATTCTTCTAAAATGGATGGCATAATGGCACGAACACCATTGATTGGTTGAACAAAACGGCATATTTTGTATCCACATTTTATCTTTTCTGCTGCAGCTTTTTCGGATTTTCTTACGTATTTGAATGTGTCATATGTAATATCAACGTATTTATGACCAGGTAAATTGTCGTAAATAAATTGTCCTTCTTCATTCTTTTCGCTTCCGTCATTCTTTTCGCTTCCGTCATTCTTTTCACCCGTCTCTTCTACAAGTGTTCCTTTTAAATCGTATTCCTTTGTCCATACTTTACTATCGTGACTAATATTCTCACTCATCATTGAGGACGGATAAAGTGATGCATAATCTACACACGCGACAGGATTATCTAAATACAAATCACATTTAGGATCCAAAACAATAGCACCTTCGTAACCGTCTTGATCATCCGATTTTTCCATAACGGGTAATAATACACCCTTTTCCCTGCATTTTTTTGCGACATAGCTAGTTAATTTGATACCTTGTCCACGAAGAATCAAGAAGGAAATAGGAACACTACAAATATTTGCCATCTCAGATAAACCGGTCCATACATCTACCTTATTCAATAAATAATGAACAAGATTGCAATCCTGAATACAGTATTTCGCAATGACAGCACGATCTTCGGCTGTTCCATTGGTCATTCGGAAAATGTCTTGTGGTGTTACATCGTCTTTTGCTAAACACCATCGCAGCTTCTTCGTAGCATCATTTACAATGATTCCTTCTATGCAAAATATTTTTGCTTCTTTGTTTACAGAAAGGACTTTGTATTTGGCACCATTGTTGTAATAATCAATAGAATGTCCAATTTCTTCGAAATGAATATAGCTATCGACCAAAAGACCAGTTAGATTCGTTGTTTCAATGGTAGTTATATTTGCCTCGTTTGTATGCAATTTAACAAAATCACCAATGAAATGACCTGCAACAAAGTCTAATTTGTACGAAGATAAATTTTCTTCACGTCGAAAGAAATTATACAAATCGATTTGAATACGTCCTGGCATTTTAATATATTTGAGGTCATGTTGTCCACTGGCGATTTGGATACTAGTTTGTTCAATGGAATATTGATTAGTAACAGGGTCACGAAAACCACACAATTCATCTTTGTTTTTAGAAAGTTGCAAGAATTCTTCTACACAATCATTTTCTTCTGCGCGTCGAAAGAGGAATTCATAATCAAAGCCAAATATATTGTAACCGATTACAATATCAGGATTTTCACGTTGCATCATTTCTTTCCAACCGACGAGGAGATTTTTTTCTGATTCGTATGTTTCAATTTCAGTATCTTTGACATTGGAACATGTATTGAGAACCACACAATGATGTTTGTAAGGTTCTTTTTCACCTAGACGCATAAATGTAGAACCTATAAACGTTACCTTGTCGCCTTCTAGGGAAGGAAAGAATTGTTGAAGAGAGACATTGATTTCGGTGATTTTACTAGAACGATCGAGTTTATCGAGGATACAATCAACTATTGTTTTCGAGGAAGACGGTTTATGTCGCGATACATTTGCTTCTGTTTCATCCTCCTCTTCTTCTATTGCTTCGCCTTTTTTTTGAAACATTGATTCAATAGTCAATTGATTCCATATTTCTTTTGGAATGTCGGCTCCTTTGACTGGTATAAGCAACCATTTATCGATTCTTTGTTTTAAATGGTCAATTGTGGGCATTTTTTTAGGATAAACCCGATCCACTTTATTACCAAGAGAATCAGAATAACCAAAAGCGTTCATAATGATTTGTTTGAGTGTATTTTGAACGTATTCAATAGTAAGTACGGATGAATCAAAGAAGTCGATAATATTAGTGGCTAGTTTTTTGTATGATTTTATGGGTACAGGGAAATCACCGTGACTGCTACTGGCTTCAATATCAAAACTGCAAATTTTTAAAGGAACTATTGTTTCTTTGGATGGTAAAGGTATAATATCGGTAAAGGCAATAGAATATTCCAATTCACAAGTGGTTTTTTTGTCGTATTTCACAAGTATTATTTTGTTTTTGGGTACAGAGACCCAACCAGATGGACTAATATTTTGAATATGAAAGAAACGCAAGAGTGGGGGTATATTCGCTTCATACAACTGTATATGCGTATTTGCATAATAGAATCCATCGGGTAACAATTTACGCCGTTCGGTGTTTTTGTCATAGGAAGAATACCATAAATTTTTTACTTTGTTAAAGCATTGCACATTATTAAACGCAAGATAGACGAATGTATGATTTTTTCCTCCATCGAAACCATATAATTTTTTTCGTTGTATTAATTCACATTCTACAATTGATTTTTCATAATAAGCGCCTACTTTTTTTCGTAAAAATGACAAGAAACCACGTTTGGTATATTCTGTCCAATTATCTTCTACTTTGAGATAGAAGAAGGGTTTGAATTCATTAACGAGAACAGAACACGAATTTCCGAGTTCATCCATACCAAACATTTGTATAATAAAGTGATTGGCATCACGGCGCTGTCCATTTGATTCTTCACTGCTCAAATCAGTTGATTCATTGAAAATATGAAAATCATAAAGACGGATTTCTTTTGTCATTGTTGTTTTAGTTGTTTTCTTTTTACATTCCTTTTTTTGAATCAATTTTATTGATATGTATTCAGCAACCAGCGTTTTGTTTCGAATAGCCTATAACCGCACAAGCGATGCGTTTTCCTGCGTTGCCTGTTTTCAGGCTCATTTCATCGCCTCCTTGTCCGCAATCGTCCGTGTCTGCGTGTATAATAAGACCTCGTCCAATAATATTGCATTTTACACCACGTAGTTGAATAATGTCATCGACAAATGAATAATGTGCTTCACCGTTGGTATTGCTAATAAGATTGCCCAAATCCCCAACATGTCTTTCTTTCGCACCGGGACATCCGTGTTTTTTTCCATATGGATTGAAATGAGCACACATACTTTCGCATCCATCCGTGAGATCTCCTGATTCGTGGATATGAAATCCGTGCAAGCTATTTTTCTTGAGACCTTTGATAGAAACATCAATGCGCACCGATTTTGTTTTGATATCTTCTGTAAAATACACTGTACCTTTTATTTTCTTTTCATTGAATACAGCCACTGCTTGAAAGGGTTTTTTACTTGCCATATCTTTTATATATCCTTTTCTAAAAATAAATTGTTTGAAACGAACGATCGATGAGGCTTTATATTCTTTTTATAAACATTTACAAAGTAATTTAAAGAGACCCACGCATACACCCTTTGAAAATAAAAAATTGAAATGCTTTTTTATACTATTTATAAAGAAGTATCAAACAATAATGGGTTCTATTTCATCAAAAGTTAAAGCTTCTCATTTGTCAAAAGACAAAAAAAATGCAATTGTCAAGCATTCCGAGCAAAAAATAAAACAAATCAAACAAGATTTGTCGCAATTTCAGCAAACTATAATGCATAAGACAAACAATGGTGGAACAAAGGAGGAAATCAAACGAATGCTTTTCGTTACCGAAAAAGCTAAAACCCAAGTGGAACGCGAGGATAAACCCTTTACCAAGAACGACTGGATTGCTATTCTTGTTGCTGTAGGCGAGATTGAACTCAAGGATATGGAAACCGCAGAAAAGTTATATACTGTTCCTGTGCTAATGACAAAGATTCGCTGTTCTGTTTATGACGTAAATCGATACGTACCAATCAAAACGGATGGTTCTAAACCAATTATAAATTCATATTGTGTAAATAACAATCGTATTACCAATGAAGAAAAGAAAAACATTTATATGTAACCAAATAATTAAAATTTATTATTTTTTCTTTGCCGACGCGTTCTCCGTCTCTTTGAACCACGTTTTTTTATTGTGCGTCTTTTTCCTCCCATTTTCATTCCTCCCATTTTCATTCCTCCCATTTTCTCAGGTAAATTTTCTCCCGTTTTCACTTCTCTCGTTTCCTCTCCTCCCGTTTCCTCTCCTCCCGTTTTCACTCCTCCCGTTTCATCTCCTTCATTACCACCCATCCATTTATGTTTTTCTCTCTTTATATGCAAAGACGTACGAATCCAATTTGCCAAATCTTTTCCTTCACGTCCTCCATTGTATTCCTCTATATGAGAACCACGAATAAATCGAAACGTAGGAAATCCTCGTGGTTGACTACCAATACTCTGCAAACGAGAAAACAAATTCTGATTAATCTGTGCTATCATAACAGAATGATGTCTTTTTCTCTCTTGATCGGAAAGGTGATCAGATATATGCGCCCATCCCTTTTTGGCACGTTCACAAGGACCACAACCATCCATATAGAGAAATAAAAACGCAGGCTTTTTATTTGCAATATGTTTCTTAAAAACTGCTAGATTTTTACTACTTGCATCCATTATAGGGGGTAAAAAAATCATAATTGGTATTCTATTATACTATACGAAAAAAAGTTATTTGTATATATAAAAGACATATGTTTCTCTCTATCTTATTTATTTTCATTTTTTTAGCAGGACTATACTATTATGCATATTATAATCACCCTGATATAATACAAGAAGGAATGAGTAATCCTTATGAAAAAAGATGTCCAAATATTTTAATTCAAAAAGGAAGTCAACTTTTTTTATATAATTCACACATTGCCAAAATACCAGGCGTAAATCCTATTCAATTCAGTAATTTAGAAGATTATATTGAATTTACAGATTGGCAACGCAGCCAAGGTATTCGATGTCCTATACTTTTTTTACAGCATTCTTATGATGCGCAAGGCAATTCTGTTTACAAAGTACGTCCTGGTCCTACTGATTTAAAAGGTGGGTTGCCTCCGTTTTCTAATTCTTGTCCTTCCAATAATCAACCAGAAGGTAGTCCTTCTACAAGTTTACTACAGGATGCAAATAAATATGATACCATTATTAATGAAAAAGGTACAAAACCAGCATCAGGAGAGAAAGAAGAAAATTTATTACAAAATATGAGTGCCAATCCTATGGACGACAATTGGGGAGGTGTTGATTATACGCAATCTCTCGTTGATAGAGGAGATTATGCAGGTGATGAAGTTAGTATTTTTATTCCTTAGTATCATAATATAAATATTGCTAAAATAGTTATATTATTATTAGTCGACTACGTAACTCCATCAATATATTTCATTAGCGTATCCAAACCAGTTCTTGCATTTGAGAATATATTCAATCGTGCAATGAGAGAACTAGCAGAAGTATCATTGATTGCATTGGCATCCATACTCATAATAGTTTGTAGTGTCAACATACTTATATAGTCATCCAATTGAATTATTACATTTTCATAATCACTTCTGTATTTTGGAACATTCATTTGATCCTTTAGTTGAGAGAAAGCAACATTTATTTTACTCCCATAATTGGCAGCACCTGAAGCAATATTTTGCGTTGTGGTTGATGTAGCAGTTGATGTAGCAGTTGATGTTGTTGGCATCGTTGTGCTAATTGTAGAATCTATAGGATTCGTCAAACCTTCTATAATACGTCCATTCAACATCAAGGATCTTGCAATAATATATACAAAAAAACCAAGAAAGAGAACAATTCCTACAATGGTAAAAACCTCGTTATTCATGTATATTATATTATACTTCTATATTTTCCTCTTCTTTTTTAACGTCGATAAGCAAAAAAGCAATTACATTGTCTAAAACTGTTTTACTTATTTTACGCGTTTGCCCTTTACTTGTTACATAAGACAAATTGGATAAACATGATGGATTTGAACGTATCGAGAGAATCAACTGTTCCAATGTTTTGTATTTTTCCATAATAGCAGATGCTGTTGTAGAATGTATACCCGGTATTTGACACAACATTATTTCTCCAATATTATATTGTGTTATGTTTTCACTCTTTACCTTTTTGGTAAAGGATGAATAAGATGTCATCTCCTTGTCTTCTTTCATAGAGAGATAAAAAGGTATTTTCCCTTCCTTTTCTCCCTTTGCTATTTTATAAACACTATGACAAAGAAAAAAAGCAGTTTCTTCTACATTGATTGTCCTGAAAACAGAAAACCCTTTGTAATGCAAGAGAGAAACAATAGCCGAATAAATGGTTGTTTTGTCAATCGATTTATATTTCCAATCATTTATATTACCCTCAATAATATAGATTATATTGTGATTGGGAAGCGGATATGCATTCAATCGATGTGATTGTTCTTCATATCGTCCATCCTTTATACTTGAATATAAATCCGCAATTGTCTTTCGCTCAACTATCCATTGTTCCCTTTCAGAGGTAGAGAGAACAACATCGCCAATATCCAATACTTCCGTTTTTACAACAATATCTTGAAATCGTGGATTTACACCACTGGAAACATATTTTTCACATAAAGTAATTAATTCTTTCTCTCGAATATCTATGTTTAACAACATTTTAATATATCTTCTTTGGTCTTTAGATTGTTTTTATATATAATCATTTTTACAATATATAATCATTTTTACAATATTATATCAATATAATGACAAACTATTTTGTAAAATTAAATGGAATATATGACATCATATCAGCCTTTTTACTGTTATTTCGAACCGAATTATCACCTCATATACTTTTATTATACCATAAAAAGGAGTGGGACGATGTTTCCATACGTTTTTTAGCTTATTGGATATTTACATATGGAATGATACGAATTATAGAACCCAAAGGTTCAATGTTAATACGTTTATCTTATTGTATAGAAGCATTGTTTGTCGCAAACGAGGCTTTTGTAAAACATACAATGAAGCAGATGAATGCATTCTTTGTTATTATAACATCTCTCTTTTTGGCGGTGTTTGTATAATGTCTTTACAAGGACATCTCAATTGTACTCGTATCTTTTTCTTCAACTTTTCTTCGTTTTCAAACAAATATATTTGAAATGTATAGGAACCATAATTGTTTAAATCATCGTGAATGACAATACGGGATACCATTTTCATTTCGGGCAAGAATACTGCATATTCAAAGAGTGAATCATTTCGCGCATATTTATCAAATACATAACCTGTATACATCTGTTCCATTACGTATGGATGTTCTGTGCAGAAAGCAAGCATTGCACAATCATTTTGTACGCGACGTATTGACCGCATAATGGTATTTATATATTCCAAATTGTCTGTCCATTTTTTGTAAAAAGTAGTCATTGATTCTGTTATATCAATCAATCCCAGATTTTGTTGCAATTGAATGATGTTTAATAAATCGACTAATCTACGAATTGGTGAAGTAATATGTATATATGCTTCCATATTCAAAATGTCGTGCTTTACAGAAATAGACTCGTTTATTTTTTCTAAATTAATGTATTCTGCAGCATTGCTATTCCATACATTAAGAAATTGTGAGACATCTTCTGGTACTGATTCTGGAATAATAGTATCCTTTTTCAATAAAACAGAACGGAAAATACCATTGTTGTACGTTTTCATTCTTTGTGCCGTTTTATGATTCATCAAAATCATCAAATAAGCCACCACATCGTGACTATCTTTCATCTGACGTAAGTAATGATTCTCTTTTGATAAAGATACAACTGTCTTCAATAAGTATTGGTATTCTGGGTCGGCAAGTAACTTGGATTCTTCATATCTATAATTACATCGTACCTTGATGACAACATTTTTATAATTGATTGTTTTTATTTCCATTGTATCTGAATCAATATCTATATCCATCGCCAACGCAAATCGTTTGTTTCCCGCTTGTAAACTACATAAACCTTCAGATAACATACATGGTAACATGGGACGTTTTCTATCTGGTAAATAAATTGTAGCAATACGTTGAGAGAAAGATTCCCATAAATGCAACGTTTCTAGCCAAATAGAAACATTTGATATATAAATACTTATTTGTATCAATGAATCGTGAGAACGTATACTAAATCCGTCATCGAAATCCACACTGTCTTCTGGGTCAATTGTAAATACTGACCATTCGGTTCTATTTTCCATTGTATGATATTTATTTTCAATCGTCTCTATATAAGCTTCGTGCGATGCCTTTTGCAGCGCTTTGGATGTAGCCTTTATAAAAGATTGGATAGACGTATTTAAATTTTTACAATATAATTGATATTCATAATAAGAAGATAAACTATCATTGGGACCAATATTTTGGTTAATAATACCGTGTGGAGGTTTCTTGTCCCAATGATGGAAATCAAAAGTAATATAACGATTTTCCATTGTTTTTGAAAACCCCATGTACTTTATTTCAAAAGGTATCAAGAAACACGGAATACGAATATCGTCAGGGATACATTTATACAATAGACGATTTTTTATATCGCGACCAAAAGTTCGATTGTTTTTGAGTATCAAAATTCCTGGTATATTTACAGAATCGCGAATCGGAGATTTTATAATTTTCAGATTCTCCAGAGAATCTGATACAGTAAATACATCATTTGAAAAGAGTTCATGATCCAATGGTATAAAAGGCAATGATACTTCTTTAAATGTATCGAATTCATAATATGTCCACGAGGTATAATTTCGATCATGTATAATCACTGTGTAATTCATAATGTTTGTCTTATTTATAACTGTATTTTTTATTCATTTTTATTTTCATTTTTATTTTCATTCCTTTATTTTATTCTCTTCTTTTATTTTATTCCTTTACTGTCTCTTCTTTTACAATTTGTGTTATATTTCGTTTTATATTTTGATGTTGTAAAATATACATTCCTATATGAGGAATAATTGATATTGTATTCATAAATGTTCGGTATCGAAAGCACGAAATAGAACTGTCCTTTGAAAAGGATATGCTATACCACCAATAGGCAGGAATAAACAAGGTTTGCCCTTTTCGAACAGTGATTTCCAAACATTTTATTTTGTCTATATCTGATTTATATATTTCTTGTGGTGCCCATATATTTACAAGTGATGTATATTCAAAATTATCATAATCATACAATGTATGCAAATATCGTGCACAAGTAGGAGGTGCCATTTTAATTTGTATTTCACCTTCTGTTACTACATAAAAATTTCTGTAATTGAGTTCATAACGGAATGGTGTTTTTACTCCTTCTGAACCTAAAAGAATATCATAGAAACAATTGGATACAAAATAGGGACGTAAAAATGCATCATTATATTGAAATTGTTTAATGACTCCTGTTTCGAGTAAAAAATCGTGATTATTTTCAGAATAATATCGCGACTCTTTATCTTCTTGAAACAATTGATTGGCACGTTTTAATGGGAAAGGAACATATAATTCGGATGTATCACTCTTATTGTCGAGTGTATTTCTTATTTTAACATCAAATGCATAAAATTGTTGTGAAATAGTTGTTTTGTTGGTTTTTTCTATTATATTTTCATTGGGAAAATCAAACAAAACAGGTTGTCTTAAATCACATATTTCTTCCATTTTATCCTTGGAAGGTTCATCGATTTCAAAAATTTCTAAATCATTACTCGTTTTTAAATGATAATAAATATGCAGATACAAAAACAATATGATACAAAATATAAATATTCCTATAAGCAATTCAAACATATGATTATAAAAAAAAAAGATTGTTCTTTTTATATTTAAACGTGTTTTCTCGTTATAAAGAATGGTTTATTCTATCTTGGGAGCAAGAAAGAATGTAATATGACTATTTGCTTGTAATGGATATTTTATTTTCATAGGGTGTCCTTCACTAATTGAAAATTGTATTTCTTCTGACAATTTTGTAGTCAAACAAATTTTTTGTAAAAAGCCTAAATGAAAATTACCTGCGATATCCTCTCCTTCAACAACACTGCATTCAGTAATATCTTCCAATGGAATCATCACTTTCATTTCTCCTGATATACCACTGCTTAATAAATCAATTCGCTCTTCATTACATCTAAATTCCAAACTTTCACCAAACAACCCCATTTTAGTAATAATTTCATTGATTTTTTTCGCCGGTAAAGAAAATTCAACATCATATTCTCTTTGTGGAATTTCTAGATAATTATAATCATCTTCCATCAATGGAATTTTATAAAAACGACTGAATTCTCTCTTGGAAATATCCTTGTTTTTATTAGATTCTTCTTCAGCAATCAAATCTACAAATAAATGGTCTGGTGATTCTTCGTAATAAATTACAAATGTATGTGCATCATTAGCAGAAGACAATATTGAAAACAGAGTCGGTGTATGGATACAAATACGTTTTGCGTCTGAACTATTTACCTCGTATGTTGAAAACCATTCTTTTTTAATAGAAATATCAAACAAACAAACATGAGAACGATCCATACCTTGGATGTACAATTCATCATCTTTAAAATGAAGATTCAGAATACCAGTTGTTCCCTTTAATAATTCAAAAATAGCCACAAATAATTGCTTCTTTTCTTTATCTTCCAAAATACATTTCATTCTTATTGTTTATTTTATTTAAAATGATATTAATAAAATCAATTTTTTTACATATATTGAATACCCTTTTCTGTTACATTCAATGATAATGAAATATATGGTTCATCTGAAGGAATATCCCAACTAACTTCTCCTTCATTCCATAGAATAGGTATATTATTCATATGTCTTTTACTATTAACACTTTTTACCCATCTTGTTGTTAACGTGTAAACACTATTGATCATAATAAAATAAAATAGAATATGCATTTCTTATTCTATTTTATAGGCAGTTCTTTAAGTCCTCTTTATAGGACAATTGTCTTGCTCTCTCTCTCTCGAGTCGGTCTTCACACAGCCCCATCGCCTGTCCTAGCATCTTCTTCAGGAATTAAATTTTCAACAGTAACAACGGTTCTTTGATAATCAACAAAAACAACAATAATAGCAAGAGCAACAACAATAACAATAACAATAACAACATCACCATACATTTCTTAATCTATTTCATAGATAGTTCTTTAAGTCCCCTTTATAGTATTTATTTCAACGGTAAGATTTTTTCATCGATGTTTGTATCGATTGATATTTTACGCTTGCTGCCTTTTTGCGTCGGTACTTCTTTCTCCTTTGCTTCCTCTTCTTTTATTCTATTTATTTCGTCTTTTACCTCATCTTCTTCCTTTATTCTATTTTTTTCGTCTTTTACTTCATCCTCTTCTTTCTCTCCCACTCCTTCTTCATTAACAATTGTTTCTTGTTGTTTTTTAAATAGATCTTCATGTCTCGCAATTATTTCGCTTTGCTTTGCAAACATATCCTCCATATGTAACTTTATATCAACGATATGTGTATCCAATAAAATATTTTGCGATATATTGTTTTCTTTTATATGCTTGTAAATTTCTTCTATTTTCGATTCTACTTTATCCAAACGCAGAACAATACTTTTGAATACGGCTTCATCCACAATCTTGATATTTTCATTGAGAGAAGAAACATTTTCTTCTGTTCTTTGAATACCTATTTGCTCCAAAGGTGGTAAAGCATTGATAAAATTTTCAACGCGACCCAAACGAATGGTTGTCAATGCGATAGCATCTGACACTGATAATTTGGGATATGTTTTTGGTTCCGCAACAGGTTGCTGCATACCTCTTTCTACATTTCTTGTATTTCTTGTAGGTTCTCTCTGACGAGAAGAAGCCTGTTGTTGCGCATTGTTGGTTTGAAAACCCGCGCTAGGCGCATTGGTTCTTCTGTTAATAGCAGCAGCAATTGCTCTACTTCCACTCATAATAGTATTCTATTCGAAAAGAAAACATATGCTACAACGCGCTAAAGGAATATTTATGTTTCTCGTTTTATTTATTTCTTCCTATAGAACATATGGAAAGTTTGGATGAAACAACTAAAAAAATATCATCAAAAATCGGTTTTTTTAAACATGTTTTTAATTTTGAGGAAGATTCTAAAACGGACATATTGAATATTATCCAATATGCTATATTGTCAATTATTCCCATTGTTATTTTGAACAAACTTAGCCAAAAATATGTTCCTGAAGCCGATGAAGAAAAGGGAAGCTTTGAAATTTTAGCAGAAATCATTATTCAAGTTTTGGTCATATTTTTGGGTATTTTATTGATTCATCGTATTATTACATATGTTCCTACGTATAGTGGCGTCAAGTATCCTGATTTCAGTGTTATTACTATTATATTGGCAGTTCTACTGATTACAATGAGTCTTCAAACAAAATTGGGAGAAAAAGTCAGCCTTTTATGTGATCGTATAGGTGAATTATGGAATGGTACTTCTTATTTAACTGATGATAAAAAGAAAAAGAAGACTTCTTCCGGGCAAGGAAATGTTCGTATAAGTCAACCTATTTCTGGGCAACAACCATCTACTATGATGACACCTAATAGTGCCATTACACAATCTTTATACACAGATTCTACCCCTATTAATCAATTACCTGTGCAGCAGCAACAGCAACAGCAACAGCAGCCTACCATTTCTCCTCCCAATTACAACGAATCTTTCCAAAATCAAGGGGAACTAGCAGGTCCTGTTGCCGCTAATGAATTTGGTGGTGGATTCGGATCCGCATTCGGAGGAGGATTTTAGTAACAATACTACGAAGAATGATAACAATAGAATATAATAAAAATATTATGTTCTATTTAGTATAATATATGCATTTATAATATTTTATATTATAGACCTCTTCTATTATTGCATATTCGAATCCAGATAATTATGAATAAGTTTTTTATATAATTGTCTATATACATTTTGTAATTTATCAAATTTCATATTAAAAGTACCATCCATTTTTTCCAATGGAATATATTCAATTACACCCTTGTCTTGCATCACGGTTTGTTCCATCAAATAACTTGTAATTGTATCTCCAATAAAATTATATATTTCATTCAAAAATGACAAGAAAACATTTCCATAAACAACGTTGTTGTACATAAAATTACGATATGTCTTCACAAACAAAGTTGAATGTGTCAGATTTTGTGGCGTCGAAAAAGTAACCACAGTACTTATATAATCTCCAAAAATAACACGTGCAACGGTTGTATGTGGTAATGCAAATTCGTTTTCTATGATTAGATTCTTTTTTTTATATATTTTTTTCGCTATAGATTGGTCTCCTGCTTCATATAGATAACGTGTTTTGTAATGATGAGGATAATCACCTACTTTATATGGAGGTATTTCTTGTGTGGGGCTCGGTTTTACACGATTCCCAAAAGTATGCACAAATCCAATATGCATAACATCCAAAGAATTTTCACTTACAATCCGTCCATACGCCTTGAAATCTTTGTGAAAACGAATACTCGTAAAGGTATTATTTTTTGATTCTTCTTCTTGAAAAATATCATTATGACTTGCATCATTTGTATGATGTCTGTCACATGTATGTAAATACAACCAACCACCCTTTTCTACCATAGGAAAACTAGCTTGGTTTTTACATGGTGAAGGTGTAAATTGCAATCCAGGCACTGTGGTCAACTCTCCTTCCTTGTTAAATTCATAACCGTGATAAGGACATACAACACAATTATTTTTGGTTAAAACACCCCGAGATAAAGCAGCTCCTCTATGGTTGCAAAAATTATCCAAAGCATTGTAATTTCCCTTTATATCCTTCCAATATACATATTGTTTCCCCCAAATAGTTGTCTCGTATAATTGATTTATTTTTATTTCGTCGGCTTCTGCCACCACATACCAATGTAAATGGTGATTGTCTTTTTTATCGTCAATAGATGAAAACAAAACGCCTTTTGTGATAATGTGTTGCTTTATAAATGAATTTTTAAATCCATTTGCAACACAAAATAAAAAAGAAAATAATAATGTAATTACCATTGTTATATTTATATAAATATATATAGATATATTTATTTATACTTATTTATAAAATAATAAATGGATGTGGATACTTTACTAAAAGCATTAGACAATGAACAAAATACACATTTATTGGAATTAACAAACAAAAAAATAAAACATATGAAAGAAGACATTTTAAGTCAATTACATTTAACACAAGAAGAAAAACATACTATTACGAAGAAATTGAAAGAATATCGTTATGTAGATGGTATGAATGAATTGACATATGGTTCATTTATACGTTGGATTCCAATAACAGACCCAGACAATATATTTTTAACAACAACAGCCATTTTTTGTGAATTTAAAATTAAAGAAGATGGTGTCCATTTCTTGTATAAAAATTTCAACAATCGTTTCGCACAAATGAAAATGGATGAATGTCTTTTGTTTCAAAAAATGTCATTACAAGAAAAGGTTTTATTGACTGCATTGGATCATTTGTCTAGATAATTTTTTTTATTGGACGCTGTTTTGTTGCTCTTTTTCTTTTTCCCTTTTCTCTCTCTCTTCCGTTATACGAATGTTTAATTTGCTACAATAATCCTTAACGACATTATTTACAATTGTGATAAAAATAATAAAACAACCCGCAGAAAATGCCATTTGTTTGTCTAAATTATTACATTGAATAATACCTGAACCACTGAAACGCCATAATAAAAAAATACCAATATAAACGCGAAGATAGAAATCAACCGTATCTAAATATTCAGGTGCACGTGAAGGATAACCAGAGACTGCAACAAAAATAGTAATAAAATATAATGCAAACGCAATATAATTGACTATTAAAAATCCATAATTGTTATATTTATAAAAATTTTTTATTCTTTTGACTATATTCATTGTAATATATATATTTATTTTTATTTAATCGTTTTTATATATTTAGATGCGTTCCGAACAAAGCTAAAAGTAAATTATTGACAAAATTCTCGAATCATAGGAAATATCGTCGCAATCGTTTCGGCACATGCCACAGCAACTGCCCTATGTTCCTTTTGTGTTCCATTTCCAGAACGTAATTGAATATAATGCACCCACGAACGTAACGAACCACTCATATACATACGTGATGTTGTAAGACCTTCCGGTAAAACTACACGGGCTTGTTCCTTTGCAATTCCTTGCTCTAATGCCCATTGATATACCTCTTTTGTTTTTTCAAGAACAGCTTCTTGCCTTTTATCCCATTCCTTTTGTAATATTGTATCATCTGTTTCTAGACTATTTTGACGATTTTTTACATCTTGTAATCGTGCCTCTCTTTTTACAATATCTTCTCCTTTTACTACATTTTCTACTATAGCATATCGTTGTGAAAATTCTTGAAATGAAAAGGAACGATGACGCAGAATCTGTCGAGCAATATCTCGTGTCGTCTCTATTTCTAAACAAATATGAACCATTTCTAACGGTGACCAATGTTGATTCTTTATCAAATAACGAATTAATTTTTCATTTGTTTCTGTATTATGTTGGTTTGATGGATTGGAAACACGTGCACAATAAGCAATCAAATCCTGTAAATTACCGTGTGTTTCATCCACCGCACTTGAAATCGCAAAATTCGTTTCTATATTAACCACATGTCCTTTTATCACTGGACAAATACCTTGGGAATAGCTTATCAACCGTACACTCATTGTTATAATATATCGTTTCTTATTTTTATATATATTTACATATATCTTTTATACATCTTTATTGTAAAAAGACAAAGTACGTGCACTGGCATCTTGCGCTTCTACAAAACGTGGCATCCAAAAATATGGCACAACGTGTTCCATTTTCGGATAAAACGACGCAAACACTGTTCGATAATACCATTTTTCATATGTATCGCCTTCTTTTAATAAAACAGTATCTTTTTCGGAAAATTGTGCAATTGTTTGCGCATAATCTTCTATTGTCTTTTGTTTCACCATTATACCATCACTGAATGCCTCTTTTTGCCTCCATAAAATTTCATCCGGTAACAAAGGCATACCCTTTTGATTCAAAATGAATTCCGAACTAAATGCTTTACGTAATAAATATTTTTCACATTGTTTTCTACCAGGATGATACCGCAAAGAAGGATGAATACTCAAATACGTTTGTACAAATGAACGGTCCAAAAAGGGTGTTCTCGGTTTCAGACCGTGGGAAGAAATGGATTTGTCTGACCGTAATACATCGAATAAATGAATATCTGTCAAAAGACGCCGTGTTTCTACATCAAATGTCAATGCATCTGGCGCTTTATGCATATATAAATAACCACCACATAGTTCATCTGAACCATCTCCATTGAATATAACGTTGGCATCACTGTTTTTCGCAATCCATTTGGACACCAAATAATTACCTACACTGGCACGCACTGTTGTTGTATCATAACTTTCAATTGCCTCTATTACTTCCGATATCGCATTTAAATATTCCGTTTCTGATATAATAATTTCTGTGTGTTTTGTCCCCAAATAATCCGCCACCTTTTTTGCATATTTTATATCTTCCGACCCCTGTAAACCTATAGTATAAGTTTCTAATGGATATCCTTTTTCATAATCACGAAATTCATTGACAAGTGCGGTTACTAGACTACTATCCAAACCTCCTGAAAGCAAACAGGCAATAGGTCTGTCTGTATTTAAAACACGTTTCTTTATCGCATCCATAAAACTGTATCGTATCTTTTGTAATACTTCCTTTTCAGTTTGTCTCTCACTCGATAATATACTTGTAAAACCAAAAGAATGATATTTTACTTCTTTCTCTCTTTGCCATGAAGAAGATAGTTGAAATGGATGGAAAAATGTCTGATAATGACCAGGTGGAAAAGGATAAATCGTATAATTTTCTTTCATATTATTCGCAAATGACTGAATATCTATCAACATTTTCATTTCCGACGCAAAACCATATAGATCATATTTTTCATTTCTTTTGGATATCATTTGATACAAAGGACGAACACCATACGGGTCTCGCACTATATATAAATGAATACCTTCTTTATGTATATTATAATCACATAATATAAAAGAAAAAACACCATCTATCATTTGCAATGTTTCGTCTATACCATATTTTTCGAATAAAGGTAATATCACTTCACAGTTTGAATCCGTAGTAGGTGTCATTCCAAGCAAATGATATAATTCTTTATGATTGTAAATCTCACCATTGCATATCAATGTCAAATGTTTATATTGAAGAGGTTGATTTGATTCGTTGTTGATTGCAAATCTATGAAATCCAAACAAACAATCCGATGATACTTTAGTAAGTTTTGAAAATTCAGAACCCCTTCTTTTACCTCGCATAAATTCTTCTTCTGCTATAGAATATGGAATTTTTTCACTGTAATTCAGTAAAGAAAAAATACCGCACATACTACTATTATTTGTATAGAAGAATCTTTAAATCCTTATAGAAAGAAATATGCAAAACTTTTCTTTTAAAAAAAAATATAGTTGAAATATAACAATCCAATGGAAAAAACTAAATCACAACATCATATAGCAATGAATGAAAAAATGTATAAAAGAAATATACCTTCTCAACCTTTACAGCCTTATTTGAATGTACGTCCTGTAATGACAAAATATTCGTTATTACCTATTGTTGATCCCCGATCAAATAGTTCTGTTCCTTTGCGACAATATCCAGATTATAATACAAAAAATGTTTTTTATCCGACCAATACTAGTGTAGGACCTTGGTCTGGTTATGCTTCTTCAATCAATATGGAATCTGAATTAAGAAATCAAGTATTTGCATTACAAAAATCCAGCCAAGCTGTTTATGTCCCTCAAGTTCACAGTGATTTGTATACCTATCGTTTTAAACCAGAAGAAACAGGAAAGGATATTCAACCCTTTTCCCTGTTATTCCAAAAAGAAAAATACGATATGTTTGACCCTAATCCTGAGAAAATTGGAACAGGATTGTTTCATAATTGTACGAGACAGCAAATGAAAGATATGACAACGCATAATACCTAATAAGATTATATATTTTTTAAAAAATTATAATATATTAGTAATATATTAATAATGTCGTGTGTTAGTGACGATAATATTTTTTTATTTAATATTATTGAAAATAATGATGTGATTATTAGTGGAATCACTTCTGGTGGATTGGATACAATTAAAAGTAGTTCTATTCTTACTATTCCGTCGACTCTTACTTACAGTGATAATATTTATAATATTATTGAAATTGATAATAGTACATTCTTTAATATAGGTTTAAATATCATCAAATTGATACTGAGTGATGGTATAAAAAGAATTGGTGATCTTGCATTTTATGGTAATATTATTCAAAATGTGACTCTTCCTCACTCTTTGACTAAAATCGGTTATGATGCTTTTGGTGCAAATGAAATTAAAACAGTTACAATGCAATGTAATTACAGTGCGGATTTTCATTTTACTTGTTTTAATGGAAACCCGTATTGTGTTATTTTAATATCGCCTTCTATAAATGCACGTTGGTATGCATATAACAACAACACCTTTGCCTTTGGACAACAAGGTGCTCCTTTTGGAATTCTATCCAACGATGGCGATTTTATGTTTTCTTTAGACAATGATGCTAATGCAGTTATCACTAGATTCACTTCTACTGGATTGAGTAAATATTCAGACCCTAATATACAAAAAGACTTTGATATCCCATCAACTATTGCTTATGATGATATTCCTTACACTGTTAAAAATATTCATAATGAAGTATTTCATAATAAAGGTTTGAATATAAAGACATTGACATTACACGATGGTATAGTAAATATAGGGTCCAATACTTTTGCAGAGAATATTATCCGATATATTATTCTTCCTCCATCTTTGCAAAGCATTGGGCAGTATGCTTTTGGTAGAAATTATATTCAAAACGTGACTATGCATTGTCAATATAGTAGTCAGTTTAATCCCAATTGTTTTGATAATAATCCCAACTGTGCCATTTTTATTTCATCGGAGTTATCTGCTTCTTGGCCATCTATGCGTTTTGGGGACAGATACATTCCAGTAGGTATACCTAGGAATGATGGTACTTTTGTGTTTTTCTTGAATGAAAACAACAGCAGTGCCTTTATTGTCGGTTTGACTCCTACTGCTTTTGGTTTGTATACAAACCCTTATGTAATACTACAAGACCTTACCATTCCTGGAGAATTTTCTTACCAAGGTTCATCTTATAATGTGCTTGAAATACTAAATAATACATTCTTTAATATGTGTTTGAATATAGACAATTTGATACTGAGTGATGGTATACAAATAATAGATTCTGGAACATTTGCATATAATAATATCCATAAGGTAATCTTACCTTACTCCTTGACTACTATAAAAAATTATACTTTTTCATATAATAATATTACTTCTATTATTATTCCTCCAAGAGTCACAAGTATTGGAAATAATGCTTTTTCAGGGAATATGAATTTAACAAAAGTTCTCTTTTTAGGGAATAAACCAAATATAGATGTTACAGCATTTTCAGAAACAAATGTGAATAATATCAACGTAACAACTAATACAAATGGTTGGGATAATGAATTATATGATATTCCTATTTCAGTTATTTGTTTTCCTTCTGGAACACCGATTGTAACCGATCAAGGAATCATTTCTATTCAAGATATAGATCCATCTATTCATACGATTCGCAATAAGAAGATTGTCGCTATAACGAAAAGTGTATCTCCTTATAAATTTCTTATTCGAATAGAAAAAAATTCACTTGGATCTAATGTACCTTTAAAAGCCACAATAATGTCACATACACATTGTATTTTTTACAAAGGAAGAATGCTTCCTGCCATTGAATTTTTTGAAAAGGGTATACCTGGTGTATCCCGTGTTAAATATGATGGAGAAATTCTGTATAATGTTTTAATGGAGCAACATGAAAAGATGTTGGTTAACAATTTGATTGTTGAATCATTGCATCCTGAAAACAATATAGCTCTCTTGTATCGTGAAGTTCTTTTGAATGATAAATATTCTCAAGAAGAGAAAAAAACGATGGTGAAAAATGTGAATCAAGCTTATAAACAGTGTAATAATACCGTATAAATAACATTATTATAAAAACATGATTATAATAATGCAAGAAAATAAGGGGATTCATAAACACAAAACAAACATAATTCCGAGTTTACCTACAATTCAAGAAGAAAGAGGTAAGAAAAGGGAAAAGGGTCTAGAAAATGTAGAGGAAAAAGAAAAAGATGAAGATATGGATTTCATTTCTCTCATTACAATGGAATATCTAATGAACAAGCAACAATATGAGAGATATAAATCTGGTGTTTTGGGTGAAAAGGCAATTCATCGTCATAAAAAAGACAAGAAGTTTTATAAAAAACGGATTGTTGAAATAGTGAGAGACTTGTGTAAGGTAGAAGAAACTCAGACCCAACCACAATATAACAATGATATACTTTTCGCGTTTGAACATTTTTCAAAAACGTGTATTCAATATTTTAAACAAATTGACAAGAGAGATATTCTTCAAGAGGAATATGATAATATTGCTTTAGATATTGCTTTAGATAATTGTCCGATTGACCCATATGATCATTTGAAAACAGATACAATAATGATGCAACCAATGAAACGGGTTACTTTGCTCGATACGTTTGTAAAACGAATTGTGAAAAAAAAACCAACCTTTGTTGTTCCACAACAAAGACATGTTCATTTAACAGACCCATTATTGAAGAATAAAGGAATTGGTAAAAAGAAAAATATTAACCATATTTATGAAGCAGAAAACCAAGATTCAAAAATATAAAAAAAAGACAAAAAGGAGACATAAAAAAAAGGGGGGTGATAGAAAACATTCTAATAAAACCGTAAAACTTCAATGTAGTCCTACAAAAAAGGGTGAAAATAAATATTCGTGTCTTTCAGATGAAGCTATATTAAAATTGAAGCATTTATGGAATACACGACATCCTGATGTCCCGATTCATTCTCATCATCCCAAAGAAATATGGAAAACGATGGAAAAAAATATGAGAGGTGTTTGTAACAAGGAATCTTGTTGGTTGCGTCAAAATTTTGTAGAAGGAAAACTGAATCACGAATTAAAAACTTCTTTTGCTCCTAAATCACCAGAAGAATGGAAAAAAAACCCAAATGAGTGGTTGACAAGTATTGATATTATCAATGTAATGAAACAATATGAAGATGCTTATTCTTGTTTTGATTTTATTGGTCCTTCTCCTATTGATTATGATACACACGAAGTGGATGGTGAATGTGTTTGGGATGAATTATGTAATTTTAATTTGAAACGAGAGATAGAATCTAAAAAATTCAAATTTGGAATTATATTTAATTTAGATCCTCATTACAAACCAGGTAGTCATTGGGTTTCTCTCTTTATTAATTCTAAAAAAGGAAAGATTTTCTTTTTCGATAGTGCAGGTGAAGAAATACCCAAACAAATTATGAAATTTGTGGAAGATGTCATTGATCAGGGTACAAAATTACCAACACCTATTCATTTTTCATTTGACCAAAATTATCCTGTAGAACATCAATATGGAAATACAGAATGTGGTATTTATGGTATTTTCTTTATCGTACATATGTTGGAAGATAAAATTACAGATCATTATTTGAAAACACATATACTTAAGGACAAGTATATGGAAAAATTTCGGAAGGTTTATTTTAATCCTGAATTGTAATACCGATGCCAAATTAGTATGTTGTTATTATATATGAGTAATAACGGAAAGGTATCGTATGAAACTATTAAAAATAAATTATTGAAACAAGCAGAAAAACATTTTGCTGATATAGATGTAACCCCAAAAAAAAATGATGCATTCAATGATGCATTGAAAACATATTCTATTGAAATTGGTGGTGAAAATAGTGAAATAAAAGACGAAAATGAAAGAGCTAGTTTACAAGACATTATAAAATTCATCATAATGTTGAACAATGTATCAGACATAGAAGAGGTGATTGATATTACAATGGAGCATATGATTCGTTTGGGTCATTTTTCAAAGGCATCGCAAGAAAAATTATTGCGCAATTATTTATTTTTATTGAAAACTAAGCTTTTGAAATTTAAAAGACGAAATTGGATACAAGAAGGAGAAAGTATACCAGAGGATGAAGAAATCCCAATTATTGAAAAACAAGATATTACATCATCTACAACTGGGAATCAACGAGATGATATTAGTATGGATTTGCTAAATATGATAACTAGTGTCCAAGGAAATGGTAATGTCCAAGAAAATGGTAATGTCCAAGAAAATGGTAATGTCCAAGAAAATGGTAATGTCCAAGAAAATGGTAATGTCCAAGAATATGAGGAAAATAATGATCCAACAATACAAGACATAACTAAGGGACCTACATTAAAAGGAAGAATTGGTTCAACACCACTAAAAAGTTTAATAAATGTAGACAAATTCTCTCCTGTGATTCAGAAGACCCCAAATTTAAATATAAAAAAAGGTACTCTTCCACAGAGAGAAAAAACAGATGCAGAAAAACGTGCAGAACAAGAGAGACTTTTAAGTGAAACAAAAGCTGGTTTGAATAACGTTATTCCAAATGAAAAAGATGAACCAAATAAAAAAGACGACAAAATTAACCCGGATATACTTACATTTAGTGAAAAATTAGAATTACGGAAGAAAGCAGAAGCAAAAGCAGCAGAAGCAAAAGCAGCAGAAGCAAAAGCAGCAGAAGAAAAAGCAGCAAAAGCAAAAGCAGCAAAAGCAAAAGCAGCAAAAGCAGAAACAAAAAAAGGAAACACAAGAGGAGGACGTAGAAAAGGAATGAAACAAAAAAAGGGTTTAAAGACAAAACGTCGTCGTTAATAAATAGAACTTTTAAAATGGAAGTATTTATCGGTGAAAAAAATAAGCGAACCTTATGGGATGTTATTAGTGACACAGATTTGCAGTTACGAAGTGGTGATGTAGATAATTCACAATTACAAAGAAAATTTTTAAAATGTATGAGTGAATTCTATGATGAAGAGAGAAGAGAGAAACGTTTTTCAAATTTGAGGGATATGAATAAACAATTTATTGTTTATTTTATTAAGGAAAACAAGGTTCCAGAAAAAAATTTTATCAAGGCAGAAGAATTCAAAGTAGAGAGATTACAGAATTTTGAAAAAAAATGGAAAGAAAAGGAGGACGATTTCTCTCATTCATTCAATATACCTATACCTGAAACCCCACAATTTAGTGAAACAAAGGATAAACCTATTGAAGGAATGGAAAATTTATTAGCAAAAATAATGCAAGAGAGAAAATATGATTTAGAACAAATTCATCCTATTAGTAACAAAGAAGAATTGCAACAATTTCTACAAACACAAGAAACATCATTAAATACAAAGAAAAACAAAAAAATTTCCGCTAACCCTATTACCAAGTACAATGTCCCCCAGGTAAAATTTATTCAAATTGGTGAAGAAAATGAGATTTCTATTGATGCTATTCCTCTCTCTCAAGAATCACATGTTTCTTGGTCTGATTCAATACCATCGGATTCTATCTTTTCAAAATTAAAACCACTTACACAAGAAAAACATCCAAAAGTTAGTGGCGATGATAATAGAAAACTCGATTATATATTGCAACAACTTGATATTCTTCAACAAGAAAATCAATATATAAAGCAATTATTGGAAAAAATTACTGAAACTACTACAGTAAAATAGTGAATAATGTTTCTATTATAATAGTAATCCAATGATTATTATTCTATTTTTTTTATTATGGAATATACAAAAAACAATTTCTCATACACCTTTTTTTACATATCGTGATGGTATAGAAGGAAATATAGGTATTGGTACAATTCCTTATGAATTAAATACTACTTTGGATAATATATCTAAAGAATATTATGATATCATTCCTTATAAATCGAGTACTACATTTCACACGTATTATACCGAATTACAAGGTTCGATGAAACAAAATTTTGATATAATACAATATCATTTGTTTTGGAATCGTCTTTGTGAAAACAAATGTATATATTCAAACGTGATTGAAATGAATGAAATATATTATTCCAATCCAAAACCAAATTTTGAAAAAACAAATTTATATGGTGCAGCTGCCAATCTTATTCCTCATCGTGATTGTATTTTATTTAATTTTAAATACGTCAATTTGTATCGCATTATTGTAGGAGTCACTGATAATAATACAGATGTGACAACGCATTTCATTCATTTCAATATGAAACATAAAATGAACAAGGGTGATTATATGGTTTTCGATTTTGATCGAACTATACATCGTGTTGAAAAAACAGGTAATGATGAAAATCCTAGAATATTATTGAAAATGCATTATATTGTTTGTGTGGATGATACTTGTTCAAAAGAGTATTTGCAGTTTGTTTCTTTCTTTTATATAGTTTATTATCGTATTGCAAGATATACGGAAGCAATCGGAACTGATCCGACTACTTTTATGGGTTTTTTTTATGGATTGCTTTGGGAATTTCCTTTTTATTCTTCGTGCAAGTATTATATTGCGTCGGTATTTTTATTGAATTATCATTTATTGGGTTATGTAATACAAGTGAAACCTTTGACAAAAATGATGTATACCTTTTTTATTATTATATTTATGTATATATGTATTGTATCTTATTATTATGGTGTATATCTATTATATAAAATTAGATAAGATGTATTATTTTGCAATTTAATCTAATAAAATTGAATATAGAAATAGAAAAATAATATGGTATAGTAATATGACAATCACTTTCTTTTTATATTTTTGTATATTATTTCCATTTACCGATTCTTTTATATCACAATCGCCAATCAAGTTTAAAACAAATTTATTCGTTTCGGAAAACGATGCTTTATATGAAGACATATCGTGGGATAGTGGAGAAGTGGAATGGGAATTTATAAGACCACAAGAAGTTACATTTTGTTATCCTTCAAATGAACCTATTTTTAAAGAGAAAAGAGAGACTATTGTGATAAACAAAAGTATAGAAAATACATTTATTGCTGATGCTATATTATCTAGTTTATTGAAAACATTACATAATGAATTGGTACGTATGGAATCCTTCTTGCTAGAAACCAACGAAATAATTTATGATAATTTATCAGGTGATAATGTGGATATCGATCTATTCCTATTGACTGTTTCTCTCCTTCTTGGATTTCAATTTAGTCAAAGGAAAATAAATACGTCTTCTTTTGCTGTATTGGACAATGAAAGTAAACGGAAACATTTTCAAAAATACAAAGAAATAAGAAAATCAACACAATTATTGTTTTTAGTGTTTTTCTTTGTTTTTACAAAAAATGTTCGGAATGCGGAGTAGGTTGGTTCTTTATATTATAAAACTATTTATATAATATAATATTTATATCCCTTTATTTAAAGACAACCGGAGGACAACCGGAGGACAACCGGAGGACAACCGGAGGACAACCGGAGGACAACCGGAGTCTATTTATATTCCTTTAATTATTGTTTAAAAAAACAATTTAAAGGCGTTTGAATTTGACTGCTCCTTTGGTATCTGTTTCCAATGTGCCAACAAGAACAGGTTCTTCTCCCTCGGTCTCTAATGCATTTTGATAGCTGTCGTAATCATAAACATTGGCTACTGTTGGACTGATTTGTCTATATACATATGTTTTTCCGTGAATAGTTACTTCTTTGTCACGCTGTTCAACAACCTTTTTGTTCAATTTGCGCATTGTATCTGGTTGGTCTTTTTGTATCGATGGTTGAAACGACATAGCAGAGGAACGTGCATCTCCAAACGAAAGACAACGTAGATTTTCTCCCTTGACACCACGTTTTTTATAAACAGAACAATCAATCGATGCTTCCTTTACCGCCATAATCAATTGGTTGTTTAAATCTTCCTTGATTGTCGATATTTCATACAAAGCTTCATCACTCGTCAATGGAATTTTTTGCTTTCTCGTTTCTTGCCCTAATACATATTCTCGCTTACTTAAATCCATTTTCTTCAATTCTATCGATAAATCACTTTTAATTTGCTCTGAACGAAACGTCATCAAATATAAAAATACTTCTACCGTCTGCAATTCTTTGGGTAGATCCGTATGACTACAAATTCGACGCGCTCTACCAACCACTTGCTCAATACGTACAGGATGCCAATATGGCTCCATAATATGAACATATCTCGTGTTGCGCAGATTGATACCTTCGGAACCGGAAGCTGTAATCATAAATACCTTGATAACTTCACCCATTTGGTTGTTTCTGGCTATACTTTGTAATTCGTTTGTCAATGAAGGACTTAATTCTTCCCAGGAACCATTGTATATCTTGCGTATAATTTCCTTTTCCTCTGACGTCTCTGTTCCTGTGTACAAGGCAAAAGTAGGAAGACCACGTTTTTCTTTCGGGATATCGATTTTCCATACTCCGTTGCTGTCCTTTTTTATTCTGAATTCCGTGAACCCATTGGTTTCCAATACCATTTTTAAAATTCCAATTCCTTCCATTGTTCGAAATTGACTATATACCATATGCAACCCTGCGTGATCACCATCTTGAATATTTTCGAGCATAGTCAAAAATTTAGGGCTGTATGTTTCCAAACCTTCGGGAGATAAATATTCTTGTGCGTTTTCTTTTAACTTTTGCAACGCAGCTTGAATGCGTTTTTCATAAGTAGTATCACCCATTTTATCAATGATTTCGTCACCTTCGGCTTCCTCTTCTTCATCTGTTGACAAAGGCGGCAAAGGAGTAAACACGATTGCTTCCTTTTTCTTTGTCTTTTCTATTTCCGTTTCCCTTTCTGATTCCGTTTCTGTTTCTATTATGATTTTCTTTTTTCGTCCTCCACCATCCATATCACCCTTTTCTATTTCCAATTCAGCCATTTCTTCTTTTGGCATAGGTCTTCCAATTTGCTTTGGCATCACAAAATTACAAAACAATCTAGAAAAAATACGATATGTTGACGATGTCTCTTTAAAAATACCATTTGCATTTGTTTTACCTTTGTTTCCCTTTTCTTGCTTTCTCTCTTCCACACGAGCAGCTTCATAAGAAGCAAATTGTTCATCACTCATTGGTATTTTGATAACATGAAAATCCGATATTTTTTCATAACGAGGAAGCAATTTTTCTTGTGCACTGCGGAAATAAGATGTCAATCCCATAATACGACGTTTAAACAATTCTTCATTTTTAATATGTATGGTTACTGTTTTATCTTCTGAATCTTCTATAAACCACTTGGAAAACTCTTCTAATCTATCTGGTAATGCTTTGAACATATGAATACGCATTGCGGAAGGAACAGCTTCTATTTTGTTCTCTCGAAGTAAACGTAGTATACGTCCTTCGAATTCTCTGTCTGACAATATACCGCGTTCATCAACATTTTTCGAAACCCCTTTGTATTTTCCTTGTGAAATAACGGTTTCAAAACCGAATGGATTACGTATAATTGTAAGTATTTTACTAGAAGAAGAATAATCAATAAAATCCATTTCTCTCTCTCGTTGAAATATTTGTTCTAATCGTTCCTTGTCTATTTTCTCTCCTGTGCCTGTTGTATCCAATGGAATTTCCCATGTCTTGATATAACCACGTAGAATATTAAACAAGATCCCAATTTCATTGGGATAATTGACAATCGGTGTTCCTGTCAGTAACACGATTTTACAATTATCTGCACGCAACAACATTTCATATAAAATAAGAGAAATGGATATATTTACACGTTCTCTCTTGCCTTCTTTGTCCAAAGGAATTTCCCGTTCCTTTTCTATTTTATTCACAATTCTACTAATGAAATTATGCGCTTCATCAATAATCACTACGGTATTGTCGAATATATTTTCCTTGAAATTATTTGTTCTTTTTCGTAGCATATCTCTCCTCAAACCATTGTAATGAATAAATTCGTATTTGGTTTCAATCATTTTATCAATTTGGTCATTCAAACTATCCATATCTTCTTGTGATAAGGAATCGTCTTCTCCTTCCAAAGCAGCGGTAGCAGCCTTTTTTGAACCACGTTTACCAGAGGTACAATTTGCTGGTTTGCTTACATTTACTAGCCAAGCACCGCCTTTTTTTTTGATATATTCTACAGGTAGTTGTAAAACAGCAGACAATGTATCGATAGTATCTATTTTTGTTCTTGTGCTGAACCATTCCCAGCATTGATTTGTCTTGTACATTGGGTCGCCGAATTTTTTTAATTCAACACGGTAATTGGCTTCCAAAGAAGCAGGTGTCATGACGATGATTTTTTTGGCATCCTTCATTCCTTCGGCAATCGCTATGGATGTGGCGGTTTTTCCAGAACCCAAACTATGATACAAAAACAATCCTCGATAAGGAGTATATAAATTTAAATAGTCTCGTACCAACCGTTGATGTGTCAATAATGTGAATTCCTTACTGTGACTAGCACGTAAAGAATCACACGAAATATCTTCGGATTCATCTTGTGCCTCTTCTCGATAAGGTTGAAAGAGAGAATTGATGAAATTAACAAAAATCTCTCTGTTGTTCAAATAATATTGACTCAGTTTATATTGCACTTTTTCTTTTTTGGTTGGCAACCTAGATTTGTAGTCTGTATCGCCCAATTTGACCCATACTTCAGGTGGTAAATGAGTAATACCTTTGACAATTCTTCTCGTCTTTCTCTCCTTTGTTTCGACTTCCAATTCATCTCCTTTTAAAACAAAAGGCTCTTCTTCTTCTTTTTCTTCTTCTTGTTCAAGGCTTGCCAATTTTATTTTCTTTGCCTTTGGCTTTGCCTTTTGTTTCTCTCCTACACTTGCTGGTAGTGCACGGTTTTGTAGTTTTTCCAGAATATTATCGACCTTTTCTTGAACAGATTCATCTTCTCGTTTGTCGTGAATAACCATTGTCGACTTTTTTTCTTCTAAAGGTTTTTGTTGGTTATCTTCTTGCAACACGGATGGTTTAAAAGAAATAATAACCTTTTTTTCTGTTATCTCCTGTGTCGATGGTTTTAATTTCAACAAGGTTTTCCATTGTTCCATAATATACTATTCCAAATAAAAATAGTATATTCACCTTCTACAAATATTGTTCTAATTTATCCAATGCTTCTTTACAAGCCATTTGTTCCGCTTTTCTCTTTATTTTATGTTGCGCACCCCCCAAATACAAAAATATTTTATCATCGTGTTTTGCTCTATATTCTTGAATAGCTTGAAATGTCTTTATATTATCAATTGTAATCGCATTTTCACATTTGACATTGTAAATCTGCTGTCCTAAGCATAAATAAACACCCATTTTATATCCATTTTCTGGATCATATTCTCGCTCCAAATAATGCGGTGTTACTTTGAATTCTTTTTGAATTTTTACTTGTAAAATATTCTTATAATTATCGTCATTTTGAATCAAAGCAATCCAATCAATATGCCTTTCAAAAATATTTTCCACAAATTTTTGTACCATCTGAAATCCCGGCCCCGTTACAAATATATTCTGAAACCACCCATCTTCGTCTTTAATCGTTATTTTATTAAAATCCAAAAACATTGCACCTAAAAAGCTCTCAAACAAGCATCCTAGTTTTTTTAAATTTGTTCGTATCTTTTTTTCTTCTGCGTGTTTGGACAAAATGAGCCATTTATTCAGATGCATTTCCATAGCAATACGTCCAATGGCTTCGTTTTTTACGATGGCGATTTTTTTTTCAGTCATAAAGCCTTCGTTTTCTTTAGGAAAACGACGATATAAATAATATTTCGTCACCAATTCAAGTAATCCGTCTCCCAGAAATTCCAACCGTTCATTGGATTTAGTATGAAGTGGCATACAATCAGACGGTTTTTCTACGATTGTAATATTTTGTAATGTATTTTCGAGTGCGGGTCTTTTTGTATATGATCGATGCACAAAGGCACGTTTATACAATGTCATATTATATACCATGGGAGGTAATCCATATTTAGTGAGAATTGATTGAACTTCGCTCAATGAAATCTCCATATTCAATGGATTATATGGATTGAATATCAATCCATCTTCACCACGTATAATATCATCATCATGTAATAAACTTTTGTCCTCTTGATTGTAATCCATATCTATCTTTATAAATATAAAAGGCTTTAAGTTCTTTTTGTATATACAATTTCAACGGATACAATTTCAACGGAGAGAAATATCTTTAGTGTATATATAATGGGATTAATAGTAGGACACAATGGACCATCTAGGTATGCAAATACGATTGCGAATCGTGGACAAGAGAGTGGAGGTTCGATTGGAGGTATTAAGAAGTCGGGTACGTGGGGTGGAAATGTTTATATGAGTATATACAATATTGGAACTAGTTATACTCATCGTGTTGCAAAGACGACTCCTAAATTGGTTGATTTCTTGAACACAACTACTAAAAATCCTACCGGACTTCGCCGTGGTTCTTATTATGCTACTCATAGTGGTACTCTTGGTTAATCATGTATTTTTGGTTGATAAATATCTGTTTCCTTTTCTCTCAAGAGAGAAAAAGAAGTATTAGTGGGTTCTGTTTCATCTGTGTAAATATTATCAGGATTAACGAGAGAGAAACGAATAGGAGACATGGGTCGTTGTTTAATAATATAAGAATCACGATTATATATAGCATTTTTGTAAACGATTTGCCATCGTGGTGGATATACAATTTTGCATAAATGACAATTGTATTTTTCAACAAAGCGTAGTAAATTTTCATATTTCTGTTGAATTATTTTTATTTCTTGTTGACGATTTTCCTTTGCATATTCAATACAATACACAATGTCGTCAATATATGTATCTCTTATAATGAGAGAATAATAAATAGGATTGTTGGTAATGATGGATTGACATATATTATCAGATTTTAAAAAGGGAATAAAATTACTAAATTCGAAACCATAGGCAACAACAATACCATTCATATAATAGTATAAAATAAGTGTTTATATATTTTATAAAAAGAGAATGAAATTAAAGAATTGTGGTAGATCCTGCTTTATCCAATACAACAGCAAAGGCCACGTTGCGGATAATTTTGTTAATATCGTTTTCACTGTCTGGGTGAATTCCCGTCATTACTTGGTTTAAAATCTGTACATAATCCATATATTTATAAGACGCTGCATCTTCACAACCTGGGTGTTCTGCTTTCCACGCAGGGATTTTGCGTATGTTTTTGAAACTGACATCGAGGATTAGTTGTTTCATTTTGTCACGCGAAAGTTCTTTGTTCCAGACATTGTTTTCCTTGATATAGACTGTTTCTCTCTTTTTGTCTGTACAATGCATTGGTCGCTTGGTTTCGTCCAAATCCTTGAGTCCTCGGATCAGAATATTGGAAATACCTTGAACATAACCGAGTTTCCCCATATTTTCGAATTCTTCGTTTTTGATGACGAGAGATTGAACAAAATCCGAAAGATTCATTGCATTTTTACATGTTTCGTTCAAGAAGATATTCAGATTGAATTGTTTGTTGTTGACATTGTTGACAATGGTTGGTTTGGATGCTAATTCATATAATTTATCCTTGAATTCTTTGTTTTCTAGAATAAGTTCTTGGTTTTGTTCCAATATTTTTAAAATTAAATGATTGTCCATTTTCTTTTCTTCCCATTTGCATTTTTTTTTGTGTTTCCATAGACTCGAATGGTGTGAGTATACTTTTTTACAATTACTGCAAGTAAATGATTTATCTAGAGCAGTTTTACACTGGACATTATTGTATTCGCACACCACGGATATAGTCTTGGAATGTTTCAGTGTCATTAAATGTCGGCGAAAATCTTGTTTGTCACGTGTTTTGAATTGACATTTTTCACAGAAAAAAGCAGCAGTATTTTTTTCGTCTTTTGTTGCCATTTTACTAAAAATGTCCAAAATTTTTTTATCCATTTTCCGCGATTTTTTTAAAAATGTAAAAAATTATGATAACAAACTTTTTGAAGAAAAAATGAAAATGAGAGCATTATGGTGCCACACGTGTTTTTCTCGAAAAAAACTCCGTTTTCAAATCCCCTTTTGAAAAATGGACAAAAATAAATGTCCAAAAACGAAAAGGGGATTTCAAAACCGACTTTTTTTTTGGAAGTTGTCATTTTCTTTATATCCTCGATTTAATAATATATATTATTAGGAATCCTATTTAAAGAGCCGCCTGCAGCGGCGGGGCCGAGGCCTAAGGGCCCTGTTTAGACCTATATTTCGAGGAAAAAGAAAGACTACCAAAAAACGCAAACAAAAGAAACATAGAAAAACGAAAAGGAAAAGAATATAGAGAGAAATGCGTGATTTTATATAATGAATTTTACAGAACATTATTATTTTATGATGCTGAGTGTGTTTTCAAGTAAACTTGGAGATGTCATTTTTATGATTGTATCCGCGTTTTGGAATTTACTTTTATGGGAAATTCGCAGCTATTCTTCTAATCATATGAATAAAAAAAAAGAATGTGAGAGATTATTACATAAAATAAATCAAACCTATTTATTCTCGACCAATTTCAGAACCTTTATTAATAAAGAATTGACACCTACAGGTTTCGTAATAGGAAAATCAGGATATTTTGCTTTCATCTCTCATCAAATCCCCGATAGAGGAGAAGAAGAAACATACAAAATTATATTATATGGATGGTGGTCCATTCAACAATTGTTGACAAAGGATGTAGAATGCAATATGGAAGTAGGTGAATACAAAATTATACGTTGTATCGCAAATAATCAATATATGAAAACCACGGATAATTACAACATATCACATTATCATATCAATTGCTATAAAGCATCAGATATGATTCTTGAAACATACCAACGAGATAAACGCGGTGTGTTTTTCTTATACGGAGAGCCAGGACTAGGTAAAACAACGACAGCACGAATGGTTTCACAGAAATTGAATGCCACATTATGCCTTGATTTCGAAGAATTTACGTATTATTATGAATCATATATAACTTCTTTTGATTTACTGAGTAATTATGTAGAACCAACTGAAGAACATCCATTTGTCGTCACCATTGATGAATTGGAACATTTTCTTCTTTGCGAAACAAATTGCTTTGACGATGATGATAATAAACCTAAAAAAAAAATGGCATTGAGAAATAAAACCACGAAAAAACGATGGGTGCGTTTGATGGATACCATTCAAGAAAAAAAGCATATTATTTTCGTATTTACATCAAACAAGCCAAAATCTTTTTTCGATAATATTGATACATCCCTTCTTCGCGAATATCGTGTATCAAAAGTGTTTCATTATACTCAAAAGGATGTTATTGTTCAACCCTTTATAAATGTGGTAGGAAACCGACGAAAAAAAATACAATAAACTATACGATAGAGGAAACAATTGTTTCCAATTCATCAATATCTATTTCTGGAAGTTCCACATGAGATTCCCAGAAATATTTGCAATACGCCCATACATATTCACAATTTGATGGATACCATTCCGAATGTTCCTCTTTCAATACAGCCTCTAATGATGCTGGTAAAAATTGTAGACTTTCGTGAGGCATTACATAACACAATTGTACCAACGGTGAAACAGGATGAGGTGTTTTTTTTTCCACCAATTCTTTATCAAAATAGGGCATATACTGTAATAAATCTTGTAACAAAGGTGGATAATTGTATTTATATTTCCATTTCCAATCAGGACAATCCGTTGTATAATACTTCAAAGTCCATTCCAAACCTTCACAATAATTGGTTACCAAGGCTTGTTTATCAACTGAATTTTCAAAAAGGGCTTCGTAATAACGGTCCTGCCAACCGTGTTGAAATGGATTGATATATTTTTCTGTATCACGTTCATATGACGGTGTAGCATCAAATTTGACGATTTTTTGTTCAGGTGTATTTGTCGCATAATGGATTTTTTCTCTTTTATCTCTCAGTTTTGTCTCCTTTTTCAGCATTTCTGTTTCATTTTCTGCAAGATGTTGCACTACCTTTCTCACATTTTTCCATATAATTGTATTTCCATCAGTGAGCCATTCATCAGGTCCTATTGTTGCACGATAAGCATTCAACATTTTATCAACACCTCCCGTTCGAATATTGACTGCAGGAAAATGAGGCATAAAATCATTACCTAGAAAAAAACAGAGAAAAATGTAATCGTGAATTTTATTTTTAGTATTTTCTCTATCTGGAGCAATAAAGGAAGTAATTTCACGAGTTAATAATGGAATATCGAGGAGATAATTTTCGTTGGGTTCTAAAGAAGAATCAATTGATTTGATAAATTCAGGTGTTTCACGAAACAAGAAAATATTCGGACATATTGGCAAGTGATTGATGGACAACATAATCAAATCAGCGTCCAAACCATAAATAACTGTATTTGCTTGTTTATGTTCTTCTGGATGGTTTCGAATGTATTGAAATATTTTATGTTCCCCTTCTCCATAATCAAAACTAGTAGACACAATAGTGTTGTCATTTTTAGCTTGATAATAGGAATGTATTGTTTCATTTAGTTCTTTCATAAAAACAGTTCCGGGTGTGATAATGGTTGTATTCCAAACGGTTGTATTTTTACTTGGGAATAATATTTTTGAAATCTGTGATTGATACCAAGATTTATATCTTCTATTGCGTTGTTGTTCGAGTTTTGCGATGGGTGCAACTCCATCAAAAGCAATGATGGATCTTTTCGGTTTTATGATATTCTTGTATTCTTCTATTTTATCAATGACACGTTTGATAATTATTTTTGTTTCTCTTTCATTGTCATTTTGACGAATAACATCGTATATAATAGAATTACAATCCATATATAAATTATCAATACCTGTTGGGAATAATTCAGGATTAAATTTTCGGATAATATCAATATGGTTTTTTACAATATATGAAAAATAACTTGGTATACCCATTGTTATATCAAGATATCATTGTTTCTTTATATTATTTTGAAAAATATATAAACAATATATATAAAGAAAGGGCGTATAGACATACGATAAAATTATATGAATAAATTAATTACAAAGTATAATATATAGATATTTCTATGACCATTGAAAAAAATAACATTACCAATAACAAAGATATGAAATATTTGAAGCCAAACGATATTCTCTTGTTGTTGGAAAAAAAAAGGGTATTTTTCAATGATATTATTCAAAAAACAATATTAAGTGTTCAGAGGAACAAATTATACGATATTTTAGGAGTAAATGATATTGTAACATGTATGAATATTTTGAACAAGATACAAGAGAAGATAAAAAAACTGCCTATTGTTGTTGATGGAACGAATAGTGAAAGTATTATTCATCAATTGCAAGCAATAAACAATGACCTATCGGGTGTGTTGAAAAGTTATGGTACCGAATCATTGGAAGATGTTTTAATAATATGTTTCGGTAACAATCATTTTTCAATGAATACGGAAGAGGAAATAAACAAATATGAATTATTGAAACGGTATTTTCATCCAACGAGTTACAAGGTATTGGTGCGTGAAAAAAAAGAGGATTGTGAAATCATTGATAAAATGGATAATTTGCACTGTGGTTATATATTTCAATCAATGAAGCAATTTTATTACAAGGTATATGGTATGTCTTTGTTTATTTGTGATACTCAGTCGAAAAAATATCTTTTTATTTATGGTATTGTAGATGACATTATGGTTCATATGTTGGACAACAAATATATAAATAATAGAATGAAAAACATAAAGGATCAATTACCGAAAGATAGTCATTTTCAAAACGATACATTTCATCGTTATTTGATTTCTCTCACTTTAAAGGATTTGTTTATTAATAATCACAGTGATATTTATAATAGGTATGTGGGTATTTTAACCCAACACAAGTTATGTAAACAAAAGACATTGAATCAAATTGTGAGAGAATTTATTGCAGCAGATATGTTTGGAAAGCGTTCTATTTTGATTCAGTTCTTGATCAATTCGGAAATGTATGAAAACAAATATATGGCATATTTATTATATGATCTTCTCTCGAATGATGTAAATGGGGTTGTTGATACAAACGAGCAGACTATGATTTTTGATTCTTTTCCGTGGCCTATCAAGGAATATTTTCGTGATGCAATGAAAAAGACGGCACAATATACAAACGACTTGACGAATTTCGACACGAATAAAATCCCATTGGAACAACAAATTTGTTTGATGAAGGTGAATGATGGAGTGAAAGAAAAGGCGATGGTGAAATTGAAAGAAATAAAATCCAAGACGGAGGATTCGGGTACAAAGGCACGTCAATATTTGGATGGTTTGTTAAAGATCCCCTTTTCCATTTATAAAAAGGAACCAATATTGTGTGTGATGGATGAAATACGTACATTGTTTAATGACTGGATTCAACATCCTTTGTTTTCTGTTTTGCGGAAAAACTGGGAATTTCCTGAAAAGGGAGATGATAAAATTACCTTTGTTGAAATGCAACATTGGTTGCGAAAATGGAATCAAGAATCATTGCATTTACATAAATGGGATATAACGCATATGAAAAGGAAATTATTGACAGGTGATAAAAAAGCGCTACTTTCGCATTTAACTTTTATAAATAATTATATTGTATTTAAAAAGAAGGAAGTTGACAAATCGAAAAAGAGTAAAGAGTATTTGAAAAAGGAAATTGATTTGTTGGTGAATGAGTTATTCAAGGTAGAAAACAAGACAATATTGGACAAGGTGATTTCTAGCTTTGACAATGATGACAATACATTATCCACGGCTTCTTTTAATACGTTGAATGTTTTTGTAGAAAATATAGAGAACAAGATAACATTTATGAATGAGTCAATTTCAAATATAAAAAGTACATTGGATGATGCAGTGCACGGACACATCAATTCAAAAAATCAAGTAGAACGAATTATTGGGCAATGGATAAATGGGGAACAGGATGGATATTGTTTCGGATTTGAGGGCCCTCCAGGAGTAGGAAAAACGTCGTTGGCAAAGAATGGATTATCACGATGTTTGCAAGATAGTAATGGAGAAAGTCGCCCTTTTGCCTTTATACAAATAGGAGGTGATTCAAATGGTAGTACATTGCAGGGACATAATTATACATATGTTGGTTCTACGTGGGGATCAATAGCACAAATATTAATGGATAACAAATGTATGAATCCAATTATATTCATTGATGAAGTGGATAAGATAAGTCGAACAGAACACGGGAGAGAAATGATAGGAATATTGACACATATGTTGGATGCAACACAAAATGATTCTTTTCAGGATAAATATTTCAATGGGATTGATTTGGATTTATCAAAAGTATTGTTTATTCTTTCGTATAATGATGTGGATGCTATTGACCGTGTTTTGTTAGATCGTATACATCGTATTCAATTTAAGAATTTGTCATTGGATGAAAAAATTACAATCGCTAGAGAACATATGTTGCCTGATATTTATAAGAAAATGGGTTTAAAGGATATGATTTTTATTTCGGATGAAACTATTGCATTTATAGTGGAAACATATACGAGTGAGGCGGGGGTGCGTAAATTAAAAGAGAAATTATTTGAAATAATAGGACAGGTAAACATTGAAATTTTAAAGCGGGAACAAATACTATTGGAATTGCCATTAAAAATTACAATAGATGATATTCGTAATAAATATTTTAAGAGCAAGACAGAAGTCGTAATTAAAAAGATTCACAAAGAAAATAAGCTTGGTGTTGTAAATGGAATGTGGGCAAACACATTGGGTCAAGGAGGTACATTACCGATAACAGCCAAATGGTTTCCAGCGGGTAAATTTTTAGATTTGAAACTAACAGGATTGCAAGAAAAGGTGATGCAGGAGTCGATGCATGTTGCGGAAACGGTGGCGTGGGAATTGACGGAAAAAACAACAAGAGAAGAATGGGTAGATAAATATGATGGTATTCATAAATATGGGATACATATTCATACAGGTGATGGAGCTATAAGTAAAGACGGTCCGAGTGGTGGTGCGGCGATTACAACAGTTATTTATAGTTTATTGAATAATAGAAAAATAAAGAATTGTTATGCAATTACAGGAGAGATAGATTTGAATGGTGATGTAAATCAGATTGGTGGTGTAGATTTGAAAATATTGGGTTCTATAAAGGCGGGTGTAACTCATTTTATTTATCCGGAATCGAATCAGAAGGATATTGTTGTATTCTTGGAAAAATATAAAGAAAAGGGTATACTAAAGGATATTTCATTATATCCCGTCTCTCGAATAGAAGAAGTATTGGAACTGATTTTGGAACCAAAAGAATAACTAGAATAATAATATTTATGTATAGTAATATAAATATTATGGCTGATTCCGCACCAAAGAAAGAAAAAACGTTTGTCATTACAAAGGATGGTTCCAGTAAACCCGATACCGATGTGAAAGATGGTTCCGGTAAAAATTATCCCTTGAAAATATTACAGACTACCAATGTGGCACTACTTGTGACATTTTATGCACCTATTATTATATTGGTTGCCGTACTTACAATGGCGTTTGCATTTCAACAGGTGCAAAAGGGTGTCATTTTTTTAGTGTTTAGTATTGTGACGGCTTTCTTTAGAGATTTATTATTAAGTACATTTCAATCTGATCCGAATATATCCAAGACAGATGATATTTGTAGTATGATACAATATACATATGGTTCATATGGTAATTCTACATTTACAATGTTTTTCATCGCTTTCAGTACTATATACATTTGTACTCCGATGATTATTAACAACCAAATCAATTATGCTATTTTAGCAGGATTTTTGTTTTATTATATATTGGATGTGGGGATACGTTATAAATTGCATTGTATTACAAAAATAGTAGACGTTTTTTTCAATACGGTATTAGGTTGTATTGTAGGTATTTTGATAGTAGCGTTTTTTTATATTAGTAATACACAGGATTTGTTTTTGTTTTTTAATGAGATTAATTCGACAAAAGATATGTGTTCTATGCCTACCAAACAGACATTTAAATGTTCGGTCTATAAAAACGGTGAATTGATTGGTATGACGAATACAAATTAAACATCGAAATCTTGGATATGATCAATGACCCATTTTTTGGTTTCTTGTAAAATAAATTTTCTCTGTAAGTTGTCTGCCATTAGTTTCATAAGTCCGTGAGTTTGAAACACGCGACAAAAGTCATTATAACAAAGAACGACGTTTTTTCTCTTGTACAATAAATCTAAATCTTGGAAAGAGAAAATGGGTTTTTTTTTACGTTTGTTGACAAGATTGTGTAAATCAAACAAAGTAATTTTTAAACCTTGTTTGTTTTTAATGTTTTGGAAATGGACTCGTGAAAGAAATGTTGATGCATGTTGTGAACAATCAGGACAGGGTAGATGGGCACATATTCGTTTTATTAAATGTAACAAGTGGGGTCCCAATTCGCTAAATTTTTCATCCTTTATTTTTTCTGCTAGTGTATGGAAAAATGTCCAGATAGGAGGTCCCCATTCATTCGGTGACATTATATGTATTTTGAGATAATAAATATAAAGACTGTTTGTGAATAATAATATATTTATTTCGTAGATGACTAAATATATAGTAGAAGATAACATAGATTTTTTTAGAGAAATAAAGAATAATAAAAATACAGAAGTAGATACTATAAATGTATGTCTTATTACAGGTGAAAAATTGACTGATAAAAGTGAAACTTTAAGTTGTGGTCATTCTTTTAATTATGAACCTTTGTTTTATGATGTATTGAATCATAAAAAAAAATTTAATTCTATGGAAAGAAGAGCGCTGCGGTGTTTAGAGATTCGTTGTCCTTATTGTAGAAATATACAAAGAAAATTATTGCCATATTATGAAGATTTAGGTTTTGAAAAGATTCACGGGGTAAATTTTTACGATGAAACGAACAATAATCATATAAAATCAGACAAGATAAGCAATCCATCTTATATTGGTGTTTGTGCTTATGAAGCGACAAATGTGTGTAATTTTACATTGGTTACAATGGTAGAATCTTTGGGAAAACCGTATTGTAGTTATCATAAATATATGGCACTTCAAGAACACGCAAAGAAACAGAAAAAGGAAATAAAGGATAAAGCAAAGGCGGAGAAAAATGCAATAATAGAAGCAGCCAAACAGGTAGCCAAAGCTAAAAAGATATTAGAAAAAGCAGAAATTCCTTTGTGTAAAGAATTAATAAAAAAGGGGAAAAATGTAGGAAAGGAATGTAGTTGTAAAGTATTTCAAGAGGGAAAATGTAAACGTCATAGTCTTTTATTGAAATAGAAATTCTTATATGCAAGAATATAAAGTTATTTTTCTATAGAAAGAATAATGGAACAAGTAGAAACAAAGGAAGAATTAGTGACAAACATTAAAGAATGGATCAAAATTGACGCAGATATATTACGTTTACAGAAAGAAATGAAAGAATATAAAAATAAGAAAAAAATATTGACGGATACATTGGTGAATGTAATGAAGAAGAATGAAATTGATTGTTTTGATATAAATGGTGGATCATTGGTATATAAAAAATCAATATCAAAGAAACCCATCAATGCAAAATCATTGATGCAAAACTTAAAGTCGTTTTTTACAAACAAACAACATGATGTTTCAGATGAAATTGTTAAATTTATTATGGAAAATCGTGAACAAACAACAAAGGAAACAATTTGTCGTAAAATTAATAAATAAAGTAAAATTATGTTTCTTTAAATTGTTTTCAGATATTTTATTTTTAAAAGGCAAGAGTTTAAAAATAAGGAAAATACATACTATATGATTCCGAGAAGTACAAACAAACGAAGAAAGAAGGAAGATATTTTACATAATTGGGAACAAGAGACAGAAGAAGAGATGGAATCTTTTTCTATGATACAGCAGGAGATAGAGGCTTTGTTGGCGGATGAAGAGGTGAGACAATATGATAATCAAAAACCGAGTCAAGAAGTGATATTTTCTGGAACACAATTATTACATGGAGATTTGGATGAACATATAAAAACATTGCATCAATTGCCGATGATTCATATATGTGCATATCATATAAACAAAGAGGCAAAGGTGCCTTTTTTGCAGTATTTTTTACATAAACAGAAAAAGGAAGATGGTACAATGCATTTTCCGCGCTTTTTATTTTCAAAGAATATAAATATAATTCAGAAATGTTTGGATTGTATGAATGTGCTTTGTTCGTATTTTTACAAAAAGGTGATATATAAATACGAGGGATATATAATGCACGAGGGGGATATATTCCTTTTTTTTGATTGTAGTGAATTTAAAATAGAAACAGTGAGCTTATCACAAGAGAATGAAATATGGTTGGTTGCTATTGATGAAATAATAAACACGAAATATGTTTGCGATATACCAATGGATCCTTGTGTGGTATCTTTTTTTGAGGAATATCGTGATTGTTTGTATTTGACAAATCCACAAGGAGAGATATATGAAACGCCAACAATTGTATATGCTAGTTGTCCAGTGAAACGTATTGATTTTTATTCTACATTTGGTGTTCCTTATACGCACGAATCTGTTGATGGTCAATTACCGGGATATTATTTTAAAAATAGTTATGAAACGGCTATTTCGACAGTGGATACGGCGACAATGGATACAGATAAAACAAAAATAGGTATTTTACGTGTTGCTTTATTTTTACAGAATTTGTATATAGGAACACAGAATGAATGGAAACAAGAATATGATAGTTTGTATATTGGTCCTGATTATATTATAAAAGAATATGAACAACAATATGTTCTCTCTAGTCAATGGATATACAGAAAACAGGGTTAATTTCTTTCTCTTCAGAAAGTATATATGGAACAAAAAATATTATTTACTATAGTATGTATTTCTATTTTTTTGATGTATATTATTGTACAATTATGCGCTTTTTTTGATGTAGGGGAAGATGTATACGGTTTTTATTTAGCTTTTTATGTCTTTATTATTCTCTCTTTGATTGTTTTACCAAATGATTATCTGAAATTAAATGGTGAAATAGCTACATAATTTCTTTAAGTAGTATTATAATTATTCTAAAAATTGATTTAAATATATTTCTTTAAATAAAAGAATATAAAGAATGGAAAGACGTGTGAATAAAAGAATAGATAGTTATATGTCGTTGTTCAAGGAGAATATTCGTGATAAAATGGAAGTATTGTCTATTAAAAATGATGTTTTATTACAATATATTTACGACTATGAACGTATTGAGTTTTCACAAGATGATTTTATGAAAAGAAAACGTGTAAAGAATGTGGTGCCTATGTTTGACCGTTGTTGTGCAAAAAGGGCGAGTGGAGAACAATGTACGAGACGAAAACGTGTAGAGGAGGAATATTGTGGAACGCATATGAAGGGAGTTCCACACGGAGTTATAGACAACAAGGGAGAAACGAAGGATTCTACTTACAAGGTGGAAGTGTGGGCACAAGATATACAAGGGATTATTTATTATATTGACAAAGTGGACAATGTATACAAGGCAGAAGATATTGTAAACAATATTGTAAATCCAAAAATTATTGCGAAATATATCCGTAATGGTGAGCATTATTCTATTCCTGAATTTGGACTTTCGTAATGTTGTTTATAAACAATATTATTATGAAATAGATTTAAAAAAAAAATATGAAATATATATATCATATGTTTTTTATGTGTAGTATAGGTTTTTTTTTATTACAATCTAATAGATTGTCTTCTTCTTTTTTAAAGAGACATATATTATGTATGAAAAAGGTCATACCAGGACCTGAAAAATATATGTATTACAAACCAAAAACATACAACCAAGAATTGTACCAATCCATGTTGGAAAATCCGAAAATGAATATTTTATTTGCAGTGGGACCAGCAGGTACAGGAAAAACAATGTTGGCTTGTAACAATGCAATTAAGGATTTGAAAGTGGGTAAAATCGAGAGGATTGTATTGACGCGTCCTGTTGTTCCGGTAGAAGAAGAGGATATTGGTTTTTTGCCTGGTAGTATTCATAAAAAGATGAATCCGTGGATTCGTCCGATTATCGATATTTTTTCCGAATTTTATTCGCAACGTGAGATAGATATGATGATACAGAATAATGTGATTGAAATTTCGCCTTTGGCTTATATGCGAGGACGTACATTTAAAAAGGCAGTTATTATTGCAGATGAAATGCAAAACAGTTCACCTAACCAAATGTTGATGTTGCTTACACGAATTGGAAAGGATAGTAAAATGATAATCACAGGAGATATGAATCAGTCGGATAAACCGGGTGTTACAAGTGGTTTGTATGATTTTATTCAACGATATCGTAATTATAATTTGAAACAAACTGATGTTACAGGATTCATTGGATTGATAGAACTGAATCAGACGGATATTGAGAGACATCCTGTCATTTTATCGGTGTTGGAAATATACAAATCAAAGATTGTAGAAAATACTGCCAAGGAAGAATCATCTAATAAAGATTGTGCATTGATTCCAAAACAGCATATTTCAAAAAACTTATTATTATGAGTTAGTGGGACGAAAAGTATCAGGGAAAAGGAATACCATTACTGCGGTATCTATACAAAAAATATAATGTATTATTTCAGCAAAAATGAAGAGGGATATTGTGGTCCATAAAAGGGGGGTTTTAAAAAGATATGATAAAACCAAAGAGCCAATGAATGTTTGGATGACATCTACAATGGCGATATTAAATAATCGAAAACGATGAATACCTTGATTTGGGTAACCAAAAATATATTTATATTTACACAAGTTCATATACATATATTTTACGATAAAAAATATAGTTAGTTAAAGTATAATTCAAAGTAGTTAAATTGTGAATAAAGGTTATGCTAAACAAACAATGACAATTTACGCTTCTGTAAATCAGAAGTATAAGTATCCATAGAAGGAGAACAAGTTAATGTGTTCATATAGAATCGAAAGACTTGTACAGGACTTGATTGACCATATCGGTAACAACGTGCAATAGCTTGGGATTCTACAGCTGGATTCCAATGTGGGGAAACAAAATAGATATCTGAGTAATACTTTTGTAGATTAAGACCTTCACAGCCAACTTGGATTTGTAGGAGGAGAATTTGATAGGAGGATTCCAAAATTGTATTACGTTGAGATAGAGACAATGTACCATTGATTTGTGCGACGGATCGACCTGCTTGAGTTAGCTTTTCATAGAGCCATTGCATTTCCTTGTGAAAATGACAGAATACAAGCGATCCTTTTTCTTGAGAGAGAATAGATTTCAAAACAGAATCTAGTTTGGTAGTCGAAGCAAAGGAAATGTCTTGTTCTATTTCCAAGTGGTTTGAACTTTCAACGAGGCGTGGCATCACACAAACTTGTTTGGACATGGTGTAGTAAAGCAGTTTTTTAGTAGGTGGTGCATATTTCAACAAGGTATGAACCTTTTCTGATAGTTGTCTTTCGTTTTCATTGTTCCAGTCAATAGCGATAGAATGGTATGTAATAGGGGGTAATTGTATTATTGCTTGTTCCTTTGTTCGCTTTAAAATGATATGACTTATTTGCTGTCGGGGGTCAGTGCCTTTAACTAGTTGAATACCCAATACTGTACAAAGATTTTGTAGGTCTTTAATTCGGTTTTGTATAGGTGTTCCTGTAACGAGCCATACAATGGGACTTAATTTACTTATACGTTGTGCTGCAAAAAGTGTGGCGGTTTCGTTTCGTAAATGATGAGCTTCATCGAAAACAATTCTCGACCAAGATAAAGAATGTAATAAAGATACGATATTTTTTTTAGATGAAAGTAAGTTGTGATAAGTTGTAATGACAATGGGTGCTTTGGACAAGATATCCAAGGAACATTTTTTTTTTGTGATTCCGTGATAAATGAGGGGTGTGTGACCTGTGAAACGGATAAATTCTTTTTTCCATTGTTGAAGAAGGGGGGGTGGTACGATAATCAATGTACGTGGTAATAAATGAAGAAGGGTGGTTGCAATAATTTGGATTGTTTTCCCAACACCCATTTCATCACAAAGAAAGCCTCCTTTGACAAACAATAGAGGATCTGTGTTTTTTTCATGTTCAATGAGCCAAGATACACCTTCAAATTGATGTTCTTTAAAATCTGCGCCTGCGTGACGAAGGAAGGATTCATATTGTTCTTTCATTGTAGGTCATATAAAGTATTTGATAACCCTATTTGTCGAAAAAAAAATTCATTTTTTTTTGTTTCAAAAAAGAGTTATTTTTACATAATATTTCCGGAAAAAATAAAAATAGTAAAAATAGTGAAAAGGATATAGAGTGTAAAGGATATAGATAATAAATGAGGGAGATAGGAATAGTAAAATGGTTCAACAACAAAGCGGGATATGGATTTGTGACAGACAAAGAAGGTGGTGATGTATTTGTGCATCATAGTCGTATAATGGTGTCAAACGAGCAATACAAATATTTGGTGCAAGGAGAATACGTAGAATATGAATTGGAGTCGTCGTCAGAGTCAAGTGGTCACAAGATCCAAGCAGGAAATGTCCGTGGTATCCAAGGTGGTAAATTAATGTGTGAGACACGTCATGACACAAGAGTACCAAGAAGTGAACGTGAACCAAGAAGTGATCGTGAACCAAGAAATGAACGTGAACCAAGAAGTGATCGTGAACCAAGAAGTGAACGTGAACCAAGAAGTGATCGTGAACCAAGAAATGAACGTGAACCAAGAAGTGATCGTGAACCAAGAAATGAACGTGAACCAAGAAGTGATCGTGAACCAAGAAATGAACGTGAACCAAGAAGTGATCGTGAACCAAGAAGTGAACGTGAACCAAGAAGTGAAAAGAAATGGGAGACAAAAAATAAAAAAGGAAAGGAATAAATAAAA